GGCTCGGCGCTCCACGGCGGGCGCTTGGGCGATCAGCTCCGGCGGCAGAACATAGTCGAAATCGTCGAGGGTCAAGCCAGACACGGCAGCGGAATCCTGAGAAAAGCCGGCAATGATACCGCTTCGACGGGGCTGGCGTGACGAAGTGGCAAATTCATGCTTATAATGTGTGGCTTCACGGGGCGCGCACAACGCCTCCGTTGGTCGATGTGCTGTTCTGCCAGGCATGTCCGCACCAGACAGACCCTGCCCGGGTGGTGAAATTGGTAGACGCAGGGGACTCAAAATCCCCCGCCGCAAGGCGTGCCGGTTCGATTCCGGCCTCGGGCACCAAATACAAAAAGCCGTTGATTCCATTGGGAATTAACGGCTTTTTTCATGTCTGAAATCAGGCTTTAAAACAGGCTAAATTCCAAAGCGTTCCACGTTCGTTCCACTAGGCGTTCCACATTACCTAACCGGCTTCAGTTGAGTTGCCTTGGTCCGGTAGTGCTTTTGCGTCGTCTTGGTGGACCCGTGCTGCAGCAGCTTTGCGGCGCCTTCCAAGTCCTCGGCGAGATCAGCCGCGCGTTTGCGCATGTCACGCATGAACATCGACAGGATGGCCGTGGCCAGTGCGGGCCGATTCTCTGCCTCGGCCTTCAGCGCGGCTTTGCTCCTGGCTGCCTCATAGCGGTCGCGCAGCATACTCGCTGAGACTGCTCGCCCCGTGGGGGTTGAAATCAACATGCCGTGTGTGGCCCGCATCGCCCGACGCCGGGTCACCAAGTCCGACAAGACGGCCGACAGAGACATATCGAAATCGGCGTCCTTGCCAGTCTTGTTTGCCGTGAGGCGCAGGAGATCGCCAGGCGGCAGCGGGATCGTGCGCACGTCCGTCAGGCGCAAGCCGGTCGACGTGGCCACGTCCATGCAGTCCTTCAGGACTTGGTCACCCTCGGCGTAAACCCAAGCGAACATCTCGTCTGTCACCTCAAAGCGTCGGGCGCGCTCCCGGTTCTTCCACTTGACTTTTTCCATACCGGCGGCTGGCCATGGCATATTGGTCAGCCCTTCAGTGCGAGACCAGTTCCAGATGATTGAAAGCAGCGATAGTTCGCGGTTGCCCTGCGTCTTCGCGGTGCGTTTGCTCAGGTATGTCTTCAGGTGACGCAGTTCGATGCTTTCCCAGGTCGCTTGGCCAAAGACGGGGCGCAACTTCTTCAGGCTCTTGGAATAGCCCCGCTTCGTTTCTTGATTCTCGTAGGTAGGCAGCATTTCAGCTTCCCACCGGCCGAAAGCTTCCTCAAGCGTGCCTGCAATACGTGGCGCGTTATTGTGGATCTCGTGCCACTTGGCCAGCGCGGTTTCATGGTCCGAACCCAGCGGTTCGTCCGGCATGCCGTCAGCCCGGCGGTCATAGTAGTAGTACGTCGTGACTTTGCCGCTTTTTCGCTTGCGCACGCGCACGACGAGCTTTGGGTTCTTCTTGGTCATTGGATCATTGCAAAGTTGGGTTCAGATCGCCGGGCGATGGGGTTGCCCTGTATCCACGCTTCGACGTGGCGATGCATGACGATCGTTCGTGCATGGACGGGCTTGAACGGGATGCCGTTTTCCGTGAGAAACCGGCGCTGCTCGGTGGCTCGCGCGTAGCCCGTCAGCTGGCGCAGTTCGGCAGCATCCAGGTACGCTGACTCAGCCATGTGCCATCCCCTTGCTTGTAGTGGTGGTGTCCCGCACCGAAAATTCCACGACCCAGACCCACGGGTTGGCGTCCCAGTCGCCGCCTGTTGATTCCCAGACTTCGCGGAAAGCGTCGGTCGGGTCGCACCAGTTCTTCGGGTGCGGCTCATTGCGGAACGCGCTGTAGTAGTGATCGCCGCGACCATGGTCGATTCGGTTGATGCCCTCGGACAGGTAGCGACTTTCAGCCGACGTTTCCCCGTCGCCGTCCTGAAGCCGCTCCACCCGCACACCGGTGATCTCCAGCGTGATGCGCGATGCCCAGCGGGGCATAAACATTCCGTGGCGGTAGCGCGACTGGGCTTTGTATCCCTCGTCGGCCATGTACCAGACGTGGCTTTCGGGAATGTCACACGGCGGCAGGTGGTCGAACGTGGTGTGCGCCTTCCAGGCTTCGCGCACCCACAGCCGGTCGCCGACCTGGCCGAAGGGGCAGCGCACCGCGATGGGGTTGTCGAGCGCGTAGCGAAAATCGAACAGGCTGCCGTCGTTGGGCAGCAGGGACGGCACCACTTCGCGGAAAGCGCCGCCGTTGGCACCGATGGCGGGCGGCTGGGGATTGATGGCCCTCCGCGTCTGCGTTTTTGTGCCGGCCAGCAGCGCGCGCACCATGGCGCCGTTGAACAGGATGCCGCGCTCGCGCGCCGGTACTGCGTTGGTGTTGGTCATAGGTCATCCTCGTCGATCGCCGTCGTGTAGTACGGGGTGTATCCGCCTTGCAGGTGGAACTCGCGATCACACGCCGGGCAGGTGACCTCGTGCTGGGTTTCGTCGGGCGCTGCCGCGAACAGGTCGTTCGGGTCTGCAAGCATCTCGTCCGTATCCATCTCGTGATCGCAGTGCGGGCACGTCGGCGCGGCAGTATGGGAATGGGTGGTGGTCATGCTGCGGCGCCTCCAGGGAATCGCCGCTGCACGATCGCGCGCACGCCTTCGTCTGTGTCGCTGGTCACCACACCGTCGGCGTCATCCATTCCGGGATGGCGCACCAGCACGGTGATCTTGGCGCCCGGCTTGAAGATGGGCGCGATGTGGTCGTCGATGATTTGGCCGATCTCGGCGATCAGCCGGTCTTGCAATTCGGCGTTGCTCACGATGCGCCTCCGGGGATGATGGCTAGGGGAGGGGCGGCCAATGACCGCACTGCGTCGATGCAAATTTCGTACATCGCATCGGCATGCTGGATGTCCAGCACCTCGAACTGGCTGTGCAGTAGACGCCGCCGGCGCGTCAGCTCATTGGTCGCGTCGATCAGCGCAGACTCGCGCGCCGCAGCATTCCGCGCCCGCTCTTCCTCCAGCTGCGCCAGGGCAACGGACAGGGCGGCGGAAAGGCGGGTAATCTCGGCAGCTTGGTTGCGTCGGTCGGCTGCCAGGCCGCGAACGATTTCGGTGATCTGATCGACACGGGCATCATCGTCCGGCGACACGTCAAGCCGATCCAGCAGCAAAGCCGCGAGGTTCGCATCGGCGTTGTTCATGATTCTTCCGTGGGAATGGTGGCGTCCTGGTCCGGCGGCGAGAAGTCCCATTCCGCCGCCATCTGTTGCACCGCAGTTGGTAGGGGGCGTGCCACATGCGCGGCCCGCGCATGCACCCAGCCCTGGCACAAGTCGCCATTGTTTGGCGCATGGCAGAGGAAGGGCGCCCCTTCAACCACAGCCTTCAGCATGTCCATTTGGGTCTGTACGCAGCCATTCGGAATGGTGCCCAGCTTGCACGCGCAGCTGGCGCACATCTGGCCACGGACGCGGGGCGCGGCAACGTTGGACAGTCCTTCTCGAACGAGAACCTTCGCGCCTTCGTGCTCCAGCCCCGCAGTGAGGCGCCCTAGGTACTGGCCCTCTTTAGAAACTCGGTGGTGGTTCGCGCTCATGATGCTGCGCCTTCCTGCGTGCGAGCTATTGCCGCGTCGATAGCGGCGTCTATGGAGGGCTTCCCGTCAGCGATATATCCGCCTTCGATAATCCGCTCGATTGCGCACGGCAGCTTTGTCACGCCGAGCTTGTCGCAAAGCCAGCGATACCGAGCCGCGTCCTGCGCATCGGCCGGCTGGGCTGCGGGCTGCGCGTAGGTGGCGAGCAGTGAACGCGCACCGTTGATGAGCTGGGCGAGTTGGCCGCGCACCGAATACAGCATGTTCGGCATTTGGTGCATGTCCGTGTTCAGGCCCGCCGCCGTGAATGCTGCGACGATTTCCTCGCCGGTCGGCACGGCCTGCGGCGCAGCAGGTGCGGCAATCTTTGCAAGGGCCACGCGGAACTGCTCGACGTAGTCTTTCGGGTCGGAACCCCAATTCAGCAGGCATTCCGTGCCGGGCTCATCGCCGTCCTCGTCAGGGTCCGGCTCGGTCGCTACGGTGAAGAACGCGCCCTCGATGGCAGACAGGCAGCGCGAGCGTCGCTCCATGTTCTCGATGTTCATGCGGAGGGTGCCCAGGTTGCGCGCCAGGTGGCCGATGCTGAGCATGGAATACACCTCGTCCAGATCGGCTCGCGCATCGCTCGGCGCTACGTCCTTTGCGACTGCCGGGGGCGCGCTGACGTAAATCGGCGTGTGCAGCAGCACCAAAAGCTGATTGGCGAAGTCGTAATCCTGATCTGCCTCTTCGCATCCGGTGGCGTTTTCGACGCCCTCCTTGAGGTATTCGCGGACGCTTTCCAGCAGCGTGATCGGCGCTACGTCCTGTACGGGCGCTGCCATCAGGTAGCGGTCCTGGGCAGCCTTGCACGCACGCCACCCGGCTGCGAACTCGTCGTAAGCGCCCGCACGCAAGGCGTCGCTCGGGAACTCGTAGCCCAAGTGCCGATCATCGAAAGCTGCGCGGGCAAGCACGGGCACCTGCTCATCGACCACAGGTGCGACAGCATGGGCGGGCAGTGCTGCGCGATAGCAGGCCAGCAACTCATCGCCTGCCTTCGTTCGGTCCGCCGCATCCCCGAATGCGCAGGCGCGAGCGAAGGCAGATATCAGAAGCTGGAATCCAAGCTCATCCTGGGGCGCAGCAGGGGCAACCGCGTCGCCTGCAGCGGCAGTCATCCGTCGGCCCAGCTGATTCAGCGCGTTGTGGCCTGGTTGCTTCGGGTCGAAGCGTAGAACGACGCGCTCATCGGTGATCTGGTGCGGGCATGTGAGTACAGCGTCATACGGTGCTGCGGGGGTGTTCGTGTTGGTGTTCATGCTGCGATTTCCTGTTTCGCCTGCTCGTAGGCGACGTTGAGCTCGGACATCAGGGCATCGCTGCCGGTGTCCTTGTCGGGGTGGCGCTCGGCTGCGAGCCGGCGGAAGAGGGCGCGAAGGGTGTCGGCAGTGATCGGCTGGCCAGGTTGCAGACCGAACACTTGGCGCCACGTGCGCTCTGTCCTGCCACCAGGCGGCGGCAGGGCGGTGAATCCGGTGAATGCGCGCTCCAGGATCACCGCGCCGCCGTGGCGTTCCACTGCGCGCATTGCATCCAATGTCGCGGCGATCGCAGCCAGGTTGTCGGCCACTCGGCTGTAGCGGTCGATGGCAATGACCCGCTGCGTGCCGCCCCGCTCTCGCCAATAAACAGCCGCGCCCCCATCTTCTGGCTCGCGCTGTCCGGACCGAGGGAGGCCGTCAAGGCGCAGCAGCACGTTGGTCGAGACGATCACGTCCTTGCGTGCGACGCGCATGCGTCCAAGTTCGTCAAGCACGCGCTGGACTGCTTCGGCAAGGGTCAGCTTCTTGCTCGTGTCGTAGCTGTTCCCCGACTCGCGCACCTTGGTGCCGAACTTCCCGATTTGCTTGGCATGCGGCTTCGTGCGCGGCCAGCCCGAGGGCCAGGACAGCGGATGTGCGTTCATGCGGCTTTCCTCAATGCGGTGATGACCTCGCGGGTCATTGGCGGTGGCACGGCGTTGCCGAGCATGTGCACGGCCAGCTTGTGTTCTTCGGGCAGCTGGTAGTCGTCCGGGAAGGCCATGGCGCGGCGGTTCTCGTCGCGGGTGAGCATGCGCATGCGCTCGCCGTCAACAATCGCCCAGCGGTCGCGCGTGGTGATCGTGCCGATGGGCCTGGCCAAGTCGCGGCCTGTGAGGCCGGAGCCGCCACCGTAGTAGGGCATCACGAATCGGTCGCCGAACTCGCGTCGGCCGCGTGCGATGCGTGCCAATGTCGCCGGCACCCGGCTGGGCTTGTTCACTTGTGACCAGGAACCTGCGGTGAAGTCGATGACTTCGGTTGCCGGCCGGTGCTGCAGCTTCGGCAGGTCCAGCACGACCGGATGCCGCGTCCTGGTGCCGATCACAATGAGGCGTTTCCGGTGCTGCGGCACTCCGCAATCCGCCGCATCGATGATTATTGGCGCCAGCGCGTAGCCCAAGGCGCTAAGCGCCGCGCACCAGGCCGGGTAGAGCACCCACTTCTTTGCGAACGCCGGCACGTTTTCAACCAGCAAGAAAGGCGGGCGGTGAAATTCGACCGCGTCGATGACCGCCCATGCAGTGCTGCGAGCCGCGTCGTGGTGGGGCTGCTCTTTGCCGCGCGCCTCGGTATGCCCAGTGCAGGCCGGCGAGGCCATCAGCAGGTCATGCGATGGGACCCGATCCCATGCGGCCTGATGCATGTCCTGGCAGACGGTCACGGCTTCGGGGTGGTTGCGTTCGTGGTATTCCTTGGCCACCTTCCAGTGGTTGCCAGCCCATAGCACGTGCACACCGGCCTGCTTGGCGCCTTCGCTGTTGCCGCCCAGGCCTGCGAACATGTCGATCGCGGTCATCGTCATGGCGTTGTTTCCTCGATATTGTTTCCCCGGTGGGCCCGTGCCTTGTTCTCGCATGCGTGGCAGCGCATGCCGGTCACCTGCACGCCGCAGCCGGCGCAGGCGTTGCGCTGCAGGCTCTTGGCTTGGCCCTTCTTCGCTTTTGCTCGCACCGGCGTGGTCAGGGCGGCCTCTTCGGTCCAGCCGGCGTCTAGGCGCTTGATGATTGCGGTTGCCGATATGCCAAGGCGCTCCGCCCAGCCTGCGATCGTCAGCGTTTCGCCATTCAGGGTTGCGTGGCGGTTGCTGCGCCGGTTCCGATCGTTCTCGGAGCGCAGCACCCACCGGCAGTTTTCCGGCGAGTACCCGGCGTTGTTGTCGATCCGGTCTATCTCGTGCAGCGCCGACGGCTTTTTGCCCATATCCGCCAGGAAGGCGACCGGATCGTCCAGCCATCGATCGCACACCGTGATGCCACGGCCGCCGTAGTCAGGCCACGCCGAATTGCTTGGCTCAGTGCAGCGCAGGCGCATCGTCTGCCAGGCCTTGTACTCGGGCGTGTATGAGAGGCCGTGGGTGGACTTACCTGCCATCGGGGCCACCTTCGTGTGGCGCTGCGACGTGGTGCGACCGGCTGGCGGCCAGGATCAGGTAGGGCCGGCTCTCCCGGTGATCGGCGCGGCTTTGCCAGAGCAGCGCGTAGTTGCCGCGCTCGCGTACCCGCGGCGCGCTGGAGTCGACGCCCTGGCGGAACTCGCCGAGGTAAAGCATCTGCCCACGCAGCATCACCGTGTCGCCGGGCAGGCAGTCGTACAGCGTTTTGGGCGCAGGGGTGCTTGCCACCTCGGCGTAGCCGGGCGGCGGGAAGGGTGCAGTCATGATCAGGATTCCAATTCGAGCGCGTCGAAGAGCGAGGGCATCGACACCTCTTTCTCAGCGGCCTTGAGGTAATGCACTTGGTCGAGGAAGTACGCCGGGTTGAGCTCCGACCCGCCGCCGCGTCGACCTTTGAGGATGGCTCGATATGGAACGGTACCGAGCCCGCAGAATGGGTCGTAGACCAACTCGCCAGCGTTGCTATAGCGCTCGATCAGCCGATCGACGATATCGAACTGCAGGGGGCACACGTGTTTCTCGACGGCACGGTTTGTCTGCTGGCCGTTGAGCGTGCGCATGCGGTTCACGTCGTGCCAAACATCGTCGTGATGGCTGCCTGGCGCCAAACTCATGAAGGTCGACGGCAACGCGCCGCGCGCCTCGAGCTCTTCGCCGATCTTGATGTGGAAGTCGTAGTCGTAAACATGCTGCAGGCTGAACTTGGTGAACATGCTGGCCAGCTTGTCGGGGCCCAGGCCTGCGAGCTCGTCGGCGGTGATCTGGCGATTTCCGCTTGAGCGCCAGAATGCATGCGCGTCGACCTGCCAGTGCGCTCGGGTGTAGCCTGCCTTTGTCTTGCTCACCGGCACGTCCGCATAGCCCTTGGATCGGTCGGTCTGCGGCTTCCGGAATAGGATGATGTATTCCGGTGAGCCAACGCCCATCTTCGAGCCGTCCTTGCACTGCTCCGACCAGCCCAGTCGGTAGGTTTGGTTGTTCTCGCGCACTACATCCGTAACCACGGTGATCAGGCCCATATAGTCGAAGCCATGCTTGCGGCCGTGCATGATGGCTTCGCAGTGGAACGGGCTCACGGTCGGCGCGCCGGCGCCGGTGACATTGCCGAACAGGATCCGGTCTTTCACGTGGCAGCAGTACAGCCGTCCCGGCTTGAGCGTGCGGAGCAACTCGGGCGTCAGGTGGTCCATCTGCGCCCAGAAGTGGTCGTTGCTCTCGGTGTGCCCAAAGTCGTTGTAGGAAGGCGAGTACTCGTAGTGATTGGCGAAAGGGATGCTGGTCACGATCAGGTCGACGTGATTCTCTGGCTGCAGTTTTGCTTCCTCGACACAGTCGTTATTCGCCACAGTGAACAGGTCGCCTTTTACCTCCAGGCGCTCGACGCCGATCGACCTGGCCAGCGTCTCTTGCATGGCCAGTTGGTTCAGGCCGTATTTCTTGATGATCTCGGTCATGTTTCTCACCATCTCGTCGTGCTGGGCCCACTTGATCTGCAGCGTGCGCAATACCTCGCGCTCCGCCTCGCTGTAAACGACATCGATGCGCACTCGGCGCGGCTGCTGGAAGCGCTGCACTCGGTGGATGGCTTGGATGAAGTCGTTGAACTTGAAGCCGATGCCCGCGAAGATTTCGCGGTGGCAGTGCCGTTGGAAGTTGCAGCCGCTGCCGGCGATCACTGGCTTGGTGGAAAGCAAGCGGTGGACTCCGTTGCCGAAGTCCACGATGCGTTCTTCGCGCACTTCGAGCTCCTGGCTGCCCCACACGCTCACAGCGTCGGGCAAGGCTGCTTGGATGGCGTGGCGCTCGGCTTCGAGGTCGTGCCAAATGACGAAGTGATCGTCAGGCGCTGCGTTCACGAGCTCGGCTACCTTTGCCACTCGCGCCGGCATGCTGTCGCGCTTCTCGGTGGCGGCGGCGCTCAGCCCGAGGGCGGGGTTCTGGAACATCAGGTTCTGGCCGTCACGATCAGCGCCCGCCTGGGTGTAGTCGGTGGGCACCTCGTGATAGACCACCTCCATCTCCGGCAGCTCGTAGCCCTCGTCGGAATAGCCCAGGTCGCTCGGGTATTGCACGAAGACGGCCCAGCTCGACACCCACAGCCAGAACTCTTGTTCCTTGTGCGGATAGAGCGTCAGATTTCCGGCCTTCTCGCTGTCTCGCTGGAAGAACCGGGTCAGCGCCTGGCCAGAGTCCATTACGCCCAGGAATGCGGCGTAATGGATCAGCTCCTTGAATCGGTTTGGGCTCGGCGTGGCCGTGTTCACCAGCTTGAACTTCACTGCTGTGAAGAGCGGCAAGAACTCTTGGTAGGTCTTGCTGCCAAAGCTGCGCAACACGCTTGCCTCGTCGAGGCTGACCGCGGTGAACAGAGCAGGATCCAGCTTGCCGTCGCGGATCGTCTCGTAGTTCGTGATGTAGTGGTGCTGGCCAGCCTCCATCTCGGCGGCCGATCTGATGAAGGTCAGATGGATGCCCAGCATGGCGGCGTCTCGGATCAGCTCTTGGCGCACGCCCAGCGGGCAGACGATCAGGCCATCGCCACCGGCTGCCGCGAGGATCTGTCGCAGCCACTCGCACTGCATGATCGATTTGCCTAGGCCGAATTTCGCAAACACTGCGCGGTTCCCGCCCAGGACGGCCCAGCGCACGATGTCGCGCTGGTGCGGATACAGAATGGGGTGAACTTCGCCGGGCTCGACCTGAAAGCCCTTGAAACTGGCCAGCTTGATCTTCTCGCGCAGGAACTGCAGGTAGGGGTCGACTCCCGGCGCGGCGATCATGCTTTCTGTTCTCCGCCCAGCGCGCCCACCAGATCTGCGATCAGCTTGCCGAGCTCGCCAGTCATCAGCACGAAGTCGCCGTCAAAGCGTTCGTCGTCACCGGTGCCGCCCGTGTCGGCCTGTTCCTTGAGCACGTCCAGTGCGGTGACACGCTTTATTGCCAGCGAGTCGGTCAGCACGAACGACACGCGGTCGGCCCAGGTCATTGCCAGCCTGGTCGTTTGCTTGCCGGCTTCGACGTGGCGTCGCACCTCGTCGATTTCGATTGATTGCTTCTGGTAGCGGACTGAGGCCTTGCTGTCGCCAGTGGAGCGCAGCTCAGTGTCCTGGTCGATGCTGAAGCCGGCCGGCGCTTCGTCTGCAACCAGCCATGCGGTCATTGCTGCAGCGGGTGATTGGTTCACGTGCAGCAGGGCCAAGGGCAGGGGGTCGATGCTCTTGTGCATCAGCTCGATCACCTCGTCGCATGGTCCCGACGATGCGACGTCGATCACAAGCCAGCCGTTCGCCGTGTCGATCCAGACCAGCACGTCCTTGAAAATGCTGAAGGCCTTGGGCCGAAGTTCGTCGGTGACCGCTTCCTTGATCTCACGCATCTGCTTGCGGCCGGGCTTGAAACCTTGCTGGGCTTCGATGTCGGCAGCCTTGGCTTTCGTGAACTGGTTGATCACGCTGGCCGGAAGCAGCTTCTTCTCGGTGCGCATGCTCAGCAGCAGCTGGCCGCTGATGCCATGCACGAGCGAGTCGTTCTCGCGCGGCGAGACCCATCCCTTGGTCTGGCCATCCAGCGTGCCGCCTGGCGTAAACGCATAGGGCAGAAGCTTTTCGTGGATCTGTTCGGCCGTGATCGGCCAGGGCGCGGGCAGGCGATACACCTGCAGGTTCTTGAACCAGGGCATGGGGAGTTCCTTGAGTGTGGCGTGGCAGTGCGGCCGGCGCCAGGGCGCGGCGGTGATATCAGCGTCCGGCCAGCTTGGCGCGGATCGTTTCGTCGGCTTTCGTGAGCGCCGTGATGGCGTGGCCTTCCGTTGAGAGGGCGAGCAGCTCGGCCAGCAGCACCAGGGATGCCCTGATCGCCGCAAGCTCGGCCGCGGCGGTGCCATACCGGCCCGTGGCCTCCTTGCGCTTGCCGACCAGCTCCAGCGCGTCGGCCGCGCCCTGGAAGTCCGGCTCAAGCTTCGCGAATTGTTCCTTCGCGTTTCCGTACTGCCAGAGCCTGGCCGACAGCTCGTAGCCGAAGAGGTTGAATTTCACCAGTCGGATGAAGTCGTCATCATCGGCGCGGCCGTGTGTCAGGTTCTCCAGCGCAGCGTAGGCCGGCAGCAGAAGGCGGGTGCTGATTTCCGGAGTCATCGGGTCGGTGCGCGCGCCCATGATGGCGGCGCGCTGCGCGACGGCTGCGGCTGCTTTGTCGAACCTCAGCACAGGTGTGGCCTTGCCGGCGGCACGTCGCTGCTGGCGGTTCATGGCGAGGCGCCGAACATGGCGGAAACCATGGGGTCATGCCGAGGCTGGATGCGTGACGCCTTCTTTTGTGCGACCAGGCGGTCATACAGCTCAGGGTTTCGCTCGGGCAAGTTGCGCCGGTACCGCCTGTTCGTCTCTTGCTTCGTCAGCGCCCGCGGCGGCTTTGCGTCCGGCTCGGCGCCAGCTTGATAAAGTGGCGCGCGATTCCCGCGCTTAGGGTCTATGCGCCATTTAGCGATCCGCGCGCACCGTCCATGCCGCTTGTCGAGCAAAAAGGCGAGGTAGGTATTCACAGTACGCGGGTGGGCGTGGATGGCCTGAGCGATCTCTGGCGCTGACATGGGCGTTTTGTCGATCAGCTTCAGGATGCGGTCTCGGCGGGCGATCGTCGCGGGCAGCTTCATCACGAATACCGACGTAGTGCCCATCACGATCTCCCCGTCGAGCCAATCCCGCCAGCGCCGCGCGCCGTCTCATCGAGCGTTTCGACCTCGAGCAGCTGCACGCGCGGTACCGGCTGGACGACGGCCTGGGCGATGCGCTCGCCGGGCGTAACCTCATAGGACCGCTCCCCGTCGTTGTGCAGTCGCACCTGTATCGACCCGATGTAGTCGCGATCAATCACAGCGACGCCATTGGCCAGCCGCAGGCCGTGGTTGAACGCAAGGCCGCTGCGCGCATAGACGAACGTTGCATAGCCCGATGGGGGCTGTATCGCGATGCCGGTGTCGATCGTGACGGCGTGACCCGGCTCGACCGTGGCCCATTCAAGCGAACGCAGGTCCAAGCCCGCGCTGCCATCGGTGGCGTACTCCGGCAGCCGCGCGGCCGGATCTACGCGCACGGCATGCACCGCGAGCGGGAAGTAGTTGATGCCAGACATCGGCAACTCCTTTGGGGATGGGTATGATTGGCCGCCTTTACTTGGGAGCGGCGATGAAGAACTCGATATGGCCGGAGGTCGTAGGCGTGCTGGCTGTGATGACTTTTGGTGCAGTGATGGTGAGAGGTTGGCCCGACCTGAGAGGTGACGGCTGGGCCGTGGCCTCTGCGATAGGGACAATAGCCGCCGCGGCAGTGGCCGGTTTCTTCGGTACGGCGGCTCTGCGTGACGCTAACCGCAGTCGGCGTGCAGCTGGCCAGACCATCACTGCGTTCGTGCTCCCAGACGTGCAGCACGTCTACATCAAATGCTGCGAGCTCTTATCTCTCGCGCAAAAGGTGTCGTGCATGCCATGCGCTCCTGATCAAGAAACTACTGCGCGCATCCTTGATCTATCGCGCGATCTGAGCATGCCCGCGGTCGAGCGGTGTTTCGACCGTTTGGATGTGCTCGGCGAAGCACGATCGATGGCGTTAGGTGAGGCGCTCGGCAGAACAACCCGCATTCAACGCAACGCCGAGCATCGACAGCAGTGCGCTCTTCAGAATCACGTTGATTCGTGCATTTTGACCGCTGGTTTCATCCAGACCGAGGCCGGAAAGTTGGGAAAGCTGATGTGCCGAGTCGATGACTTGCCCGACATCTTTGATGCTGTTGCCGATTTAGGTGAGTGGAGAAAAATGCGACCAGCCTAGAAGGGAATATCGTCGTCCATGTCGGCGAAGTTTGGCGCGGGCGCCGGTGCAGGGCGGCTAGCGTGGCGCGGTGCCGAGGGGCGAGGCGCGGAGCGTTGCTGCTGCGCCGGTGCTTGCCGCTCCGGCTGCTGACCACCACCAGCGAACTCCAGGCTGCTGACGCGGCCGACGAGCTTCACTCCCTGGCCGCCACCGTTCTTCTCATAGGTCTCGATGTGAACGTCGTCTACGGTCACACACAGCGCTGTGCCCTTCAATAGATGATCGGCCAGCGCCTCGGCGCGGGCGCCCCACAGCGAGGCTTCGACCCATTGCGTAGGCCGGTTGCCATCATCACCCTTGCGGCCGTAGTTGAACGCAAGTGCAAGGCCGGCGACCGCATCGCCTTGGCTCGTGTGGCGCAGTTCCGCATCGCGGCCGAGCCGCGCAAATCCGAAAAGTTGGGGCATTACGCAGCTTCCTTCTTGAGGGCGGTGATGTAGCTGTCGGTCAGCAGCTTGAATTGCCACAGGTCGGCGACCAGGGCATCGACCGCGTTGTCGTCGCGCACGATGCGCTTGATGAACAGCTCTTTCCCCACCGGTGCGAGCCAGGGGCAGTACACGACTAGGTCGCACCACTTGCGGCCGGCGATCCACATGCCGCCGTTGATCTGGTCGATGTATTCGAGGTGGGCGTCTTCAGGGTTGGTCCAGATGGCGCCGAGCTTGTCGCAGGCCGACGGGCACTTGACTTCGATCATCCCGTCGCTCTCGACGAAGCCGTCGGACGAGTAGCCGAACACGCCGTCGTCGGTTAGCAGCAGGCCGGATTCCTCAACGAGCGCACCGGTGCGCGCTTCGTACGCAATGCGGGCCTCGCCCTCCAGATTCGTGCCGCGTTCCATCTGCCAGGTCACGAACGTCTGGTCGAGGGGCTCGCCGGCGATCTGCTCCATGGCGATCGTCCACGCATACTTCAGCGCCGAAGCGGCCGGGTCGCCGGCCTTGCCGTTCTTGCTGGCGCGCTCCAGCTTGGCACGGGCATCAGCGAAGCGCGACGCGGTGATGACACCGGCACGCGCCTGCAGCCATTCTTTGCTGCCCTGGGTGTGGGTGAGGATGATCATTGCGGTGTTCCTTTTGCCAGGCTGGCACGGTGAAGGGATACGGCGTCTTTCAGAAGGCGGTGTTCACGCGGCCAGTCTTTCAGCAAGGCGTTGTGATCTTTCCAGTAGCGCAGTGCGTCCGCGTCGGTGGTCGTCTGGCGGGCCGCGTTGATCATGGCCTCGACGCTGATGTCCGGTCGCTCGCCGTCGCCAGCGCTGTATCCGGCGCCGTCGTCTTCCTGCATGTCCTTGGTCGCCAAGCCGCAGGCAGAAAGCAGTGTGTAGCGCTCCAGGTAGGTCACAGTGGACGCCACCGCCTGGATGGCGTTCTTCTTGCCCGACTGGTCGCTACCGGCGCGCAGGGTGGTGGACTCGCTGTGCCCCTTGGCGTGAGTCAGGATGCAGGACACGACGATCATCCCGCCGTCCGGCTGCTGCGTGTCCCACCGGTGGCTGAAGCCGTGCCGCGCCAGGGCCGCCACAGTTGGCCCGACAACGTCGGCCAGGGTCGCATGCATGTAAGAGGTGCGTGACCCGCCGTTGTTGCTGTCGAATCCCACGGCCTTGGTCTTGAAGATCTCGGGCGGGTTCTTCTTGAACTCCGCCATCGATTCGACAAAGGCCTTGCGCGCCTCGTTCGCCTCCCAGCGCTCCTGCAGGTCCATCATCTTCTCGACCTGCTCCAGCGATGCACCGGCCTTCAGTGCCGCCATCATCATGCCGGCGGGCGACGTAAGCGCCAGGGCGCTTTCCTGCTGCACCGCCGGCAACTCTTGCCGCGTTGCATCGATAACTGCGTTCATTGCTTTTCCTTGGTGGTTACTCGGCCTCGGTCAGCGCTTCGTCGCGCGCTTCCCGTGCCTGCTGCAGTTCGTCGGCGTCGCCTGATTGCTCGGCGGCGATCCAGAGGGTGAGGGCGCGGTGCATAGCCGGCGCTGCGTTGCGCATACGGGTATCAGCGGCGACACGGGCGGCGCGCTCCGCTTCTTCTTTGCGCTGGCGCGCTTCGGCGGCTTCGCGCTCGACGCGGGCGGCCTCGTCAGCTTCCGCCTGGATGCGCTTGCGTTCGGCGTCGGCTTCGGCCGCCACGCGGGCGGCTTCGGCATCGATCACTGCTTGGCGCTCGCGCTCCGCAGCTTCGGCGGCCTCGCGCACCGCACGGGCCTCGGCGTCACGGCGCTCTTGGTCAGCGCGCTGGCGGGCTTCGAACTCGTCCTGCTGCCGCTTCAGCTCGGCGGCAGCCGCTGCGTTGGCTTCTTCGATCTTTTCCTGTCGAGCGCGGGCGGCGTCTGCCTCAGCCTGGCGTTGCTGGGCGATCCTGGCGTCCTCAGCTTCGCGGGCCTCACGCGCAATCCGCTCCTGCTCGGCGAGCGCAGCCTGGGCAATGCGTTCGCGCTCGGCCTGCGCTGCCTGAGCCTGGCGCAGCTGCTCTTGCTGTTCGGCAAGCACGCGGGCGGCTTCTTCTCGAGCCAGCGCGGCGGCATGCAGACCTGCCAGCGTCGTCAGCGCCTTGTCGCGCGCCTGGATGGCTTCGCCGGCGCGGTTGCCGTAGGCCTCCAAGCTGGGCTCGATGCCGGCCAGTTCGTCGTGCAGGTCCTGGATGCCGGCGGCGTCCGCCGTGGCGGCGCGCACCGGGTAGGCGTTGATTTCGTCGATCTTGGCCTGGGCCGCGGCGACGCGCTCGGCTTCGAGGCGATCGCGCTCCGCCTTCTCGGCGGCTCGGCGTGCGTCGTCGGCATCGATCTGCGCTGTCAGAGGTTCCTCGATCAGCAGCAACTCGGCGGTGATCCGCTCGGCTTCCGCGTCGATCCTGCGTGCCAGCTCCAGAACTGGCGCTTTGACCTCTTTCCGCTTCTTTTCCAGGCCGGTGCGGTAGCCACGAACTTCGGCGCGGCCCTTTGTGATCGCGTCTCTGCCCTTGGTGGTGGTCAGATCGAACTGCACACCGGCGAAGCGCTGGCGCAGATCGGCCAGCGCCGCCTCAGTAGCGCTGTACTCGACAATCGTGCTCGGAGCATCCAGCACCTCGAGTTCTGCCATCTCGCTCATCGCGTCTCTCCTGCATTGGCGACAAGCGCCGGGTTGATGTCTCGTGCGCAGCGAAGGCCGCGGCTCGTCTTGATTGCAGGCTCGCCGCACTGGTCTTCAGCCATGCGAGCCACCATGCCGGCCCGCGATTCGTCAGCGAACTCGGCCATGTCCTGCTCGTCGCGGAGCATGTCGTTCCGGCCAGCCAGGCCGACGCACAGGGCGAACATCAGGAAGAGGAAGCAGCGGTAGGGTGTCATCTTCAGCACGGCGTTTCTCCGGTGGCTTTGGTGATGGCAGCACGAGCAACGGCGATGGGATGGTCGCCAGCGAACTCGCAGGCTGGCGACGCCGCTTGCGTCCACCGGTGCAGGCGTTCCAGCGCTCCAAGAAGCTCGGGCGCGGAGGCGATCAGGCGGGCATTCGCAGCAGCTTCAGAGCCGTCCGCTATGCCGTACACCTCACAGACCGCACCGTGCTCCATGCCTTCCTTCTCACTTCGGATACGCCTCATCGAAGTCTGCTGATACTTGGTGGCGCAGGCCTCGGCCACACGCCAAGGCCCTGGTGTGTGCGCATAGCTCATCGCTCTTCTCCCTTGTTCTTCCTGTCCTGCAGAAACGCATCGAACCCGGCGAACAGGATGATCGTCGGGGCGGCGGCGGCGAGGCCGATCAGTACGGCGTCGATCCAGTTCATGTCGGTTCCAGGGCGGCCCGGCGCTCACGCCGCTCGGCCAGTCGTTTGATCGCGGCGCGCCGGCGTGCCCACCAGATCGCATGCGGATCAGCGTCAGGCTCAGGCGGCGGGTCGGTGTCGTAGAAGGCGGCCTCGGCTCGCGTCGAGCGGGCGCCGCCCAGGCGGGGGCTATCCCAGCGCGGGGTCATCGGTGCTCCAGGGGAATGCCCGGAGATAACCCGCCGGGCGCGGAATCGAATGGGACCGGCTTTCCACCGAATCGGGCATTGCCTCGCGCTGCCACCCAGGGCAGGCGGCCACTTCATCGCGCAACAGGGACTTCCACCCCTATGCCGGCAAGCCGGTCAGTACTGGCGGCGCGTGCGCGCCCAGCCGTCACTCGTTGTGCGCACGCGGGGGGAATATGCTGGTCGTGGTGTCCGCTGTTTGAAGAGGTTAGGCCGGGTGCTACCCGTATCCCAGCGGCACGACTTACCGCCGTGTTGTTCCTGGCTGGCCGGCTTACATAGTCCGGTGACCTGCTGGATTCCTGCTCACCCTCATGTCCCGCGCCTGTTCGTACCAAGCTCCGCCGCATGCGCATCCCACATGTCGGCCGGTGATTCAAAAATCCGGGGTATGAAGGTGCTGGTTACGGTTCCAGCTTCGGCGCGTGCCGAACGGTTGGGTTGCATTGGCGCAGTCACGCGCCGCTGCTTGTTAGCTTCAATCTGTTGCCTCGCCAGGGCGATACAGCATCAGCCGTAGAGCTTGAAGAGAAGCATCATCAGCAGTACGACAATCCAAGCCCATGGGGTATTTGGCATCGACATCTCCATTTGCTGCCCGTGAAGAGCCGGGCGCCCGGCCGGCCTTGGCGAACCGGTCGACTTGTATAGGCACGCAAGCTGAGGATGCTGCTAACTTTCTTTGCTGTAGGTCGAATATTTTGCCGGACGAGAGGGCTAAGGCTTCGATTCGATGCTGAAGTCGGCGCTTTCGATGTAGTAGTAGGTCTTGTCGTGGCGGTTGTATTCGACGTTCAGCACGCCGACCCAGGTCACACCATCGACGATGAATTCCTGGCGATACTCGTCGGCGCCGCAGTTGCCTGCGCCTTGGCAATCCTCGAACGCGCGATCACGCAGGAGCTCTTCAAGAACGCCCTCAGCTTCCTCCGTGGAGGCATACACGTGGTTTTCAGCCTTCGACTCAAAGGCTGCAAGCTCCGCCTCGGCAGCCTCCAGCGACGCCCGGGCCTGGGCCACTACGGTTTCAAGCTCTTCTTTCGATGCCATGCTCTTTCCTTGAGTGCTGCCCGCCTGGGCGGAGAGGGTTGATCAGTCGTCAGCGTTCTTGATTGCCTGCTCGATCTGCTCGGCGCTCGGCGTCCTCCAGTTCTTCACAACGCCGGTGTCCAGGTCGATGTCGAGGATCACGTAGTCGCCGTAGTGCTGGCCGGGCATAAAGTCGGGCACGTAGCCATCGTCTTGCTCGTGCAGCACTTGGCCGTCCGCGTCCTCGATCGAGTACTGGAAGCGGTCAGTCACTTTGCAGTGGATCTTTAAGGTCTTGGCGTTCACCTTGACCTGCTTGAGCTGGTTGATTTCCACATCGTTCTCCGCATGAATCGCCGTCCTGTTATCAGGGCGGCGGTAGATGCCGGCTGCCGTATCCAGCAGCCGAATCGTTTCGTCTCAGCCCGCGCTTGCATGTCTGTCTCCATGCGCCGTTTGTCTCCAGCTGCGCGAACTCGGGTATCTCGCCCCCATTCGATAGGCGCCGCTCTCGCGGTCCCCGCCAGGCCGATGCACGCTCCCCATTGAGCGCAGCGTTCCGGTGACTGACGGATTGCCCTGGTTTGTCTTCAGCCCCAGGGGAGTCGGGCTGGTGCGCAAACTCCCGCGTTGGCGGTGGCGCACTGTTTATCGGATCGTTGGCGGCCGGTTCTGCTGGCGCGCCGATGGTTAAGGAGCGGTCTTGCGGTCTTCGGTCGTGCCTCGTCCGCTGGCATTGCTGTCTGGCGGGGAGGGCTGGCGGCTTTGTTTGAACCGTTGATGGAGTATTAGCCATAGCTAACATCGTGTCAATAGCTATGGCTAACTATTTGCTTTTGGAGAGTTAGCCATGCCATAGCGGAAGCTGGTCGGGCCAGATTCCAGTGGACGAAAAAAAGCCCGCGCATGGCGGGCTAGTCAAGACCTCTTAAGGGCTGATCGGGCAAAGTAAGCCGTTAGAAGACAGCTTCGCCAGGCGGGAGAAGGCCTAGAGGCCCTTGTTGGCAGCTGAAGCAACCTCAGCTTCGCATTTTTTATAGTTCGTGAACCGGTATTGCAGAGCAATAGATGCCGTATCGGATTGCCGTGCTCTCGCTCCCAGGACGATCTCCTGGAGCGTCGAAGGCAACGCAGATTTTTTGTCTCTCTCCCAGAGACTGATAAGCGTCCGTTCACGCTGAAGCATGCCCATCATGAAGTCACGAGGCTGGTTCCAGATGCTCCCTGGTAAAACACGATCGACCTTGGTCGTCGGATTTCCGTACCTCGCCTTAAGCGCTTCAGCCAACCCGTCAAATTCTGCTCGCAGGGTGGTACCGAATGAATCGGTGGTGATGCCTTTGCCCGACCCCAGGACCGAGCACAAGCCGACCGTAGGAGAGATGGTTAGGATGTAACCTTCGAAGGCTGCATGGGGGAGAGGAACCGAGCTGATCATGTAGAGAAGCGGCGGCCCGGCAGGTGTGACTCGAACACCGTTTTTCGAGAGCTGCTCGATGGTGGACCCAATTTCTAGTCCGAACGCACCCTGGCTGCCTGCGGCGGGCGCAGGCGGTTCCGCGCTTTGGCTTGGGGAAATTGCGGAAGCCAGCATGCCTGCTGCCGCCAACATGATCAGTGCTTTGCTCTTGGTCATGGTCAATGTTACGAAAAGGTTACGTTGGCGGGCGTCCGTCTGCTTCGTTGGCGCAAGGCTTGATCGGCGATCCTCCTTGCATCATCCCAATGTTGAGACTCACGTCGCCCCACTCTAGCTAGCAGCGTTTAAGTGCAAAGGCCGGCGATCGGTGGCCACCTTGGCACCGATTATCTGCTCAGGAGCATGGCCGGCCGACTGTGGCATAGACGGTGCAATCGATTGCAAACTTCGGTCATCGCACCGATATGAAAGAAGCGTCGTGATCATCTACGAGCATCCGACGAACGGTACAGCCGGATTTCTTCGTACGGGAATGATCGGCGGTGCGTAAGGCTTTTCGGTCGGTCTACTAGGGTACGCAATGTTGTCTTTGCGCTAACTTAGGTGCTTTAGGAACCCAATTTGCTGCCGTTAACTTAGCTAAAAGGTCCCTACTATTTTATCGGCCTCAATCTTTAGCCTAAAATCTTGCCCGTTTTTTTTGTTGGTTGCTGTACGATTCAAGGCTTGTTGACCAAGTCGTCAACAACCGAACTCGCTGCTACGGCGGCCTGCTCGGTCTAAGCACCCGGAATGCCAAGCGTTGATTGCGGACGCGATGGCACCGGGTGTTTTTGTTCCTGTCCCCCGAGAGCCATGCACCAAACCGAGAAAGCAAACATCACCGCTGAAGTGCTAGCCGAAATCCGAGCGGCCGTCGTCGACGGGACGATCGACGAGGTTAGTGCAGCGGGTTTGAGGCGAAAGGCGGAGAAGGTGCGGGCCAATGCTTCCTACATTGATGGCTGCATCTTACTTGGTCACATAGAAGGGTGGCGGTGGAACCTCAAGGGCGTCGTCTCGAACTTCGAGTCGGCCCTCAGGCAAGGGACGTCGAGTCGCCTCCTCAGGCACTACTCAATTGCTCTTCGGCTGGCTGGAGACTATTTCAGATCATCTGCGGCATCCGAGCGTGCGGCCGACACTAGTAAGGCCGACCTTGATCTTCTCCGGGCAGCGATCGCCGATGCGAAGATCATAGGAATGCATGCGAAAGCTGGGGCCATGATCGTGGATTATGCAAAACGGACCCCCGATCGCGCTCCAACTCAAAACGATGCATGGGAGATTGGCTTGCAGTTGACCGAAAGACTTGCGTCGTCAGGGGTAGCGCCGGATCTTGCCTCGCGATGCCATGAAGTTGCCATGCGGCTGCTTTCCGAGAACAAGATTCGCGTGGAAGGTGCTCGCTTTGAGGTTGATGATGAGCAACGTCAAGGGGGCGTCTTCTGCTTCCTTAGGGCCGGTGCTTCACAAGACGTGCTTGATGTCCTTGACGACGAGCTTGCGGTGCTGCTTTTTGACGAGATCCGCGATCTTGACCTGAATGCGTACTGGATCGGCTACGAGGCGACGAAGTGAGCATGGACGCTCAAGATTTTTTAAGCCTAGTCGAATCGTGGGGCTGTGACGCTGCATCTGATGAGGCCGTTCTTCGAACCGCGACATCTCGGGCTTATTACGCCGCTCTCCATCGTGCGCTTGACGCACTGCCAGGGAATTTTTTCCCGCCGAGCGAAAAACGCCGTGGCACGGGTTCGCACAATGCTGTTGTCGATGGCTATTCCGCGTGGGCGCGGTCTTTCGGTGGCGGCGCTAACTCGCCCGTGGCGATTGTGGCGAAGCAGCTGCCGCGGATGAAGCTCTCTAGGGTTAGGGCTGACTATCATCTCAACGACAATTATCCGTTGGAGGATTGTGTTGCTACGCTGGGTCGCTCGAGAAAAGTTTTCGACGAGCTGGGGAAGCTTGATGCCGCCTCTGACGAAAACGTCGTCAGTTCCGCTTAAGGGAATTGGCGCAGCCTATCGGCAGAGCCACCCGAGGGTGGCTTTTTCACGTCTGGATTCGCTGTAAAACAGCTTCGCAGCTAGATCAAATCTTGTCGACGCAGCGCTGGAAACTCAGCTTCGCCGCTTCTTGTCCGCTCGAGAAGCGGGCAACCTCCGCGCTGGCTTCGCACAGCGTCACTTCCTGGCGCATCTTCACCGAGTAGAGCATCGTGCCAGCAACGGCGAGGCCGGCTGTCATAACCAACACGTAAGCTGCGGACACAGGGTTCATTACTTCCTCTTGGAGTGAATTAGTGGAACGGTTGACTCAGGCTGCTACTTCTATCACTCGGTCTGCTGCTTCGCTTGCGGTGGTCACCGCGTGGAGCAGTATCTGCGCCCCGGACGCCTCCTTCTGCAGCTCTATCTTGTGCGCCAAGAACTGGTCGCGCTGCTTCAAGCCTAGGGTAGGGTCGTCGTGCTTCGGCATTGACATGATCAGCGCGGCTATGGGAATTCCCGATGCGGCTTTTGCTCGGTGCAGTTCCCATAGCCTGGCCCGGCCGTCGCGCACGCTCGCGCTCTGCCTATTGGGGTGAAGCACTGAAAAGTGCAGTACCGCCTTGGGTGAGAGGAACCCGAAGCGCACAGTTTGGCCGCCATCAGTCAACTTGCCGCCCACGCCGAAGCAGGAGGCCAGACTTGGCAACCTGCCGATCACCAAAGACTTCACATCCGTGCTGAATCGTCGGTTCACTTCCTCTGGAAGGGGCATGGCGGTATCGTCCGCCAGCTCAAAGCTCTCGATCTGAGCCAGGCTGGAATAGAGCAGGGCGGCAGTGCGTAACACGTCAGGTATCGACGTTGCCTCCGTCTGCCGTAACTCTGTCGGAAACAGCCCGCCTAGCGGCATGCTCAGGTGCTCGATGCCGCCGGCCGCGGCCGCCGCCTGGTAGATAGACAGGCCGTGCTCAATCAGCGAGCGAGCCGCGGACGACTGCTTGCCATACAGGGCATCCAACACGTCGTCGCGAATGATCCGCGTCGCCGCCCACTTTCCACCGAATTCATAGACCACGCCGACAGCCAGCCGCTCGCCCGTGCCCGCGACTGGCTCCCAGAAAAGGGCGCGCCATCGCGAAAGAGTCGCTGTAGAGGTCGATGCGGTCATGCTGTGGAGAATAAGCCGTTAGCGGCAGGGAAGCGGGCCAGTAAGGCAGCGGTGAGGCCGGGTAGCCGGTCTGCTACGAATTCCGCCGCGGTGCATGGTATCGACGCAGCAATAGTGGCGTCCTGAGCGGCCTGCAATATAGTCGGATCAATGGCCAATGCGTGCGCAAGTGCAGACTTGCTTACACGCTCGTGCGCGCCCGCAAACTTCACGATCAGCGCCAGCTTGTTCACGTCTTTCATATGCTCAGCGTTTCCAACGGAAAGCGCGTGGTCAATCCACGTTTCTTTTGCACCGTCCCAGAGGATGTTACCCAAGTGCCTATCTCTATTCCCGATTGCCTCATCAGCAGCAACCGCCAGAGGCGTACTTCGGAATTCGGCAGCCACTGCTGATGCACGCGCAAGGGCCGCGCGTCTGATCACTTCGGGAAGGTCTGTGCTAACCGTCATCCGTTGCTTCAAGTTTGGATAGCCGGCATCGGCGCTCGCAAATCCAATCTTGCCTTCCATTTCGACAACATACGCGTCTGGAACATCGAGCCCCCACGACCTCAGCAACAGCGCGCAGAAGCACTCGGCGGCCACCATCTCTATCGGATCGAATTTGACTATCGCCGCTCTTCGGGACCCATCAGCAAGCGCAAGCACGCAGCGCTGCGCCCCAGTGGTGCTGTCACCGACATAGGTCAACGTTCCGCCTACTACTTGCGCTTCGTCAATCCTCATTGGGCCTTCTCTCGCTGCTGCTTGGCCTTCTCTGAGGACTTAGCGGTAGTGGTGAGATCGTCGGGATCAAAGTCCAGGAGTGCGGCGGCGACGGGGGTAGTGGCTCGGTCTATCTTGAAATCAGGTAGATCAATCTTGAGCTTAAGCTGGGCTATTGCGAGCGCGATCGCTCCCTCAAGTCTATTCCGATCAGATTCGTCAAGCGCCCGGACTTGATCTTCTGGGATTCGCGGGAACGGCCACTCAGCTACCGCAACCGGCCTTTCCTGCTGCTTTCCCGTCGGTCGCATCTCGCCAGAGCCATCCGCAAGCCACCAATAGTTGACGCGCAGACACTCTGCGGCGGCCAGCAGGTTGGCGCCTTCGAGCTTCTTTGTTTTCCCTGAAAGCCAGCCGCTTACTGAGGGCTGTTTTATTCGGCAGGCACGAGCTAGCTCCGCCGGCTTTATCTCGGGCGGGCCTTTCATTGCCTCGGTGAGCCTTTCGGCAAGTGTGCGCATTAGGCAATCCTAACAACCTGTGACTTAGCCATGGCTTGACTCTGTTCATTAGCTATGGCTAACTACAGGCATGGACATCAAACACCCCCACTCGGACCTTATCGACGCGCTTGGCGGAACCTCCGCTGTCGCGGAGATCTTTGACATCAAGTCGCCGTCGGTGTCCGACTGGCGTAAGACCGGCATTCCGCCGGCGCGGCTGATGTTTCTCAAGGCCATCCGGCCTGAGCTGTTCGCGAAGAGCGAGCTACAGCAGGTGCGGCGCGCAAAGCGCATCCACGCCAAGGAGGCGGCCCATGCGTAACGACATCAGCATCCAGGTCGAAGGCTCCGAGTTCCAGGCGCTGGCAGGCGAGGCAGCGCAACTGCTGTCCGCTTCGCCCGAGTGGCTTCGCTGGCTAGCGTCCGAAGCCTTCGAGGGTTCGCATGAACTGGTCGAGCTGCTTGCCGTCGACGGCGATAACGGTTCCGCACTGCGGGCAGGGCACCTTTGGGTCCTCGCGAAGCCGACTCACAAGCTGGTTCTGCTTGTGGCCGCACTTCGGGCAGGGAATGGAGATGGAAGCGCTTTTGTTGATGGTCATTTTGAACATGGCGGTCCTCAGGGTGGCGATGCCGGCGTAGGAACTGGCAGCGTACATCCCGGGGATGGCCATGCCCATGCGGGGTTTTCATCTGGGGCGGCTCAATGAAGCGTCTCCATGCACCCCTCGTCGTACCCGTCGTCAATCGTGGCGCGAACGGCGCACAGCTCGCGGAACACCTCCAGCACCAGGTCTTCGCCCGCGTCACTGACCTGGTCGTGCGCGATCAGTCGCGCCGCCAGCAGCCGGTCACGCGTTCGCATGGCTTCGTCGGCATCGTCGACCAAGTCTTCCAGCTGCTGGCGCAGATCACTCACTTCGTTCTCCCTGTTTCGCGGTTGTTCGCATGGATTGAAGTATCCGGCGTTCGTTCCCCGCTCGAAACCCTGAAACACCAGCCCGCTCAAGGTGCCGTATGACGTGCCGCTACTCGACCGCCGACTGGCGCGACTCTCTCTATACGTCCGTGCGCCAGACGCCCGGTGGCGTGGCCGATGCTGCGCAGTTCCTGACAAACCGTCGCGGCAAAAGCATTCACGCGGAATCGCTGCGCGCCAAGCTGCGCGGCGTAGAGGGTGAGTCGCTGTCGATTGAATTCGCCGACCTGCTGACCGAGTGGATGCAGGAGAAGAACCGCCCCGACGCGCTGGACTGGCTGCACGCCTTGAATGCCCAGCATGGCCTCAGCACGGCGCCGGCCGAAGTGGTTGCGCCCGAGGACATGGAGCCCACCGCCATCCTGCACAAGGGTCTGAAGCTGGGCGAGGAAAGCGGCATCTTGGCGCGGATCATTAGCCACGCGATGGCCGACCTGGTCATCTGCAACAACGACCTCGACGCGATCGTGACGCAGATCCGCAAGGGCATCCGCCTGCTGAATCGCCTGGAAGCGATGGTGCGCCGCGCGGCCGGCAAGGGAGCGAAGTGATGGCTGACATTTTCGCTTCCATCGACGCAATCCGCGCCCAGGCGTTCGAAGCCGCCCGCTGCCGCGTGTTCGGCAATGGATCGATCACCAACCCCTGGCCCGCCGGATCGGATGCGCACGCGACGTGGCAGGCCGAGTTCGACCGTCTCGTGGGCGACATGCAGGCAGAAGCAGCATGAGCGACCGCCAAGTATTCATCCTCGCCAATCCCCTGGTGCGCCGTAACGCCGCTCGCGCCTGCGCCGAAGCGCCGCCGGGCTACCGAGTTGAGATCAAGCCGCGCACGCGAAGCAGTGACCAGAACGCGCTGTTGCATGCGCTGTTCTCCGCTGTCGCCAAGCGTGCAACCTGGCACGGCCGAAAGCTGACTGAAGACCAATGGAAGGTGCTGTTCATCTCCGGCCACGCCCAGGCTACCGGCCTTGGCGCCGACATGATTCCCGGCCTCGAAGGCGAGTTCTGCAACGTGCGCGAGTCGTCTGCACGCATGTCGGTCGCTCGCATGTCCAGCTTGCTGGAATACGTGCTGGCCTGGTGCGCTACCCAAGAAATTCACGTGAATGTTGCCGGCGAGGTAATGCCATGAAGCGCAGCGAGTTCGTCCGTAAGACCCCTATGGCGCGCGGATCTGCTGGCATGGCGCGCAGCACAATCGGCCGCAAGGCAGCCCCGCGTAGCAAAGGCCTTGGCCAGATGTTGGCGGAGATGCTCGGCCTGGTGCGCAAGGCCGTGCCGAAAGAACCGACCTTGCTGCGCAGCGAAAAGCACCGTCGCAATGTCGCTGCCCTCCCGTGTCTCGTCACAGGACTGATCGGCTTCAGCCAGTGCGCCCATGCAAATTTCAGCAAGGGCCTGTCCATCAAGGCCTGCGACTCGCTTTCGTTCCCACTGTCGCCCGCCGCCCACGAGCTACACGACCGATCCGGAATCAACCGCGAGGAACGCCGACGCCTAGAGCTGGTGTACGTCGACCGCACACGCGCCGAATTGATCGCGCGCAACCAGTGGACGCCGGAGATCGAAGCGTTCTATCAGCGTGCCATTGAGCCGATGAAGCAGGCCGTCGGCGTGTTGCGCGCCTCGGAATAATGACATGAGCAGATATCGCAAGATCGAGGTCCGCACTTGGTCAGACAAGAGGTTCGCTGAACTGTCTCCGCTGCTGCCGTCAGGGCAGGGTCTGTGGTTCTTCCTGCTGACTGGCCCTCACACGACTGCCATCCCCGGCCTGTTCCGCGCCGGACGTGCCGCCATGGCCGAAGAGCTTGGATGGGAACTGGAAGCCTTCGACAAAGCCTTCGCCGAAGTCACAACGCAAGGCATGGCAGAAGCCGACTTCAAAGCCAAGCTCGTATGGTTGCCGAATGCCATCAAGCACAACAAGCCAGAGTCTCCCAACGTGGTAATCGGCTGGCGCGCCGAAATTGATCTGCTTCCCGAATGTGAGCTCAAACATCGCGCGCTAGTGGCTATCCGAGCCCACCTGGCGACCGTGGGCCCGACCTACGTTGATGCCTTCAATAAGGTTGTGCCGCTTGACGTTTCGCCCCCTGACGCGGCTCCGCCTGAGCAGGCCGAACAGCCTAAAGAGAAGCCTACCGCAAAGGCTTTGATTAAGACTTCCCTGAACCCTATGCCTAATCAGGAACAGGAACAGGAACAGGAACAGGATAAAGCTTCATACCCCGACAGCCCGGCCGGTCTGTTTGTCGGCAGCGCTGCTGCCGACGAGCCACCGCCGAAGGCTGATCGCTCTTCCTGCCCTCACCAGAAAATCATCGAGCTGTACCACGATCTTCTGCCTGCTTCGCCTGCCATCCGCGATTGGACACCAGCCAGGGCTGCAAGCCTTCGGGCTCGCTGGGCTGAGGACACCAAGCGCCAGAACCTGGACTACTGGCGCCAGCTGTTCACCTACGTCGGCAAGTCCGACTTCCTGTGCGGCCGAACGCAAGGCCGCGACCGTCGCCCATTCCTGGCCTCGCTGGAATGGATTTGCAAACCCGAGAACTTCGCGAAGATCCGCGAGGGCCGATACCACGCTGAGGAAGCCACGGCATGAACGACGCTGCCATTCACGCAAACGAGGCGGAGCAAGCCGTTCTTGGCGGCCTGCTGCTGAACAACAACGCGATAGAGCACATGGGCGATCTGCACCCGCACCATTTCTTCGGGCCGCAGAACCGCCACGTGTACGCCCAGCTGCTGGCCATCATCGGCGAGGGCGGCACCGCTGACGTGCTGACCGTGTTTGACCGCATGGGCGGCCGATCGACGGAAACGCTGAAGTACCTGAACGACCTGTCGCGCAACACGCCGGGCTATTCGAACATCGGCCACTACGCCGAGATCGTGCGCGACCGCGCCCAGCGCCGCGGGATTCTTGACCTGGCATCGAATTTGGCGGAGCAGGCGCGCGACAGCATCGGCGAGCCGGCCAGCAAGCTGATCGACCACGCCCAGACTCAGCTGGAAAAGTTGGCCGCGTCGAAGACCGGCAGTGAGCCGCAGCTTGCCGCTGATGGTCTGCTGTTCTTCATCGAAGACCTGGAGGCCCAAGCCGCCGGCACCGCACCGAGGGCGATCAGCACTGGCTTCTACGACCTAGACCGGAAGATGTCCGGCGGCATGCGTCGCGGTGAGCTGATCGTGGTTGCTGCGCGGCCGAAGATGGGTAAGTCGGCATTCGCATTCAACGTGGCGAACCACGTGGCACGTGAAGGCAATTCGCTGGTGCTGTCGATGGAAATGCCGAAGCAGCAGATCCACCAGCGCAACGTCGCCAGCCTGGGCAAGGTTGCCATGGGCTACCTGCTCCAGGCGCACACCATCCCGCCAGAGAAGCAAGGCGGCGACGAAATCTGGAGCGCAATCACCGACGGCCTGGAAGCGCTGCGGGAACTGAATCTGTGGGTGGATGACCAGGGCGGGCTGACGCTGCTCGACGTGCGGACCAAGGCACGCCAGGTCAAGCGCAAGAAAGGCCTGGACCTGCTGGTGATCGACTACCTGCAGCTGATGAGCGGGGAGGGCGACAACCGCAACGCGCAGATCGAGTCGATCACGCGCGGCCTGAAGGCCCTCGCCAAGGAACTGGACATCGCGATCATGCTGCTGTCGCAGCTGAATCGGCAGCTGGAGAACCGGCCCGACAAGCGCCCGATGCCGTCGGACCTGCGCGACTCCGGTGCAATCGAACAGGACTGCGACGCTGCTTTGTTCCTGTACCGCGACGAGGTCTACAACGCCAACAGTCCCGAGCGCGGCACGGCCGAAGTGAATGTGGGCCTGATCCGCCAGGGTGAGCCAGGCCGCGTGCGACTGGCCTACATCGGCGAGCAAACCCGCTTCGAAAGCCTGTCGCGAGACTGGGCCCCAGCGCCCAGCCCCGACATGCCGATGCAGCGCAAGACGCGTGGATTCCAGGAATGAAAGCCTGCACCTGCACGCCCACCACCAGCATCTACGACACCGGCTGCCTCGACTGCTGCGTGCGCTTGGTCAAGTCCGTCCGCTCGCCGGCCGACCCCAAGACCGCGCGCAAGGTCCAGGAAGGGATGCTGGCCCACATCGGCAAACAGGCCAGCGACGCTCAGCGCGCGGCCACGATCAACGCACTGAAGGGAGCGACGGCATGAGCCCAATCGTCGCCATCGACCCTGGCACGACCGAGTCCGGCTGGTGCGTGTACGACGGCTCGAGCGTCATCGGTTCAGATGTTTGGCCGAACGGTCGGCTGCTTGGTCACCTCGGTGTCTGGGCTGATGACTTCGGCACGCTGGCTGTCGAGATGATCGCCTCCTACGGCATGCCCGTCGGTCGCGAGGTCTTCGAAACCTGCCTGTGGATTGGCCGGTTTATCCAGGCCTGGCCCGAGCCCGAAGCAGTGCGCCTCGTCTACCGGAAAGACGTGAAGCTGCATCTTTGCGGCACGACCAAGGCCAAGGACGGCAACGTCCGCCAAGCACTGATCGACCTTTTCCCCGCTACCGGCGGCGGCAAGACCCCGCAGATTGGCATCAAAGCCAAGCCCGGCCCGCTGTTCGGCGTGTCCACCCATGCGTGGCCGGCACTTGGCGTCGCAATCACTGCAAAACACCAGATGGAGAACCGCCATGCATGAAAACCTTCCGGCACTTCCCGAGCCCGCGCTGAAGCGCATGCCGACTGGCAACGTCTATTTCTCCCCGCAGCAGATGCAGGAATACGCAGCGGCGGCCATCGCTGCGCACGAAGCCAGCAAACAGGAGCAACCCGCGTGAATACCGAAAAGACCGCGCCGCCCGTGCGCAACTGGAAGCAGGGCGAGTTCGCCAGTTCGCGCGAGATGCTGCGCGTCCAGGCGCTGGCCACGGCATCGCAAAGCCCCGTCGTCGCGCTGACTACCAACGTGCAGGTATCGAAGGCGATCGCAGGATGAGCGCCAAACCCTGGACCCCGATGCTCGCGCAGCTGGCCGCCAACAACGAGCGCATCACCGCCGTGGAGGCGGAGTACCGGTGCGCCGTTTTTGAGCGCGACGATGCGGCCATGGCGGCAGCCCGCGAGAAGCTGCACAGCCTGATCGACCAGAAGCTCGACCTCTCAGGCGCGGCCGTGACAAAGATGATGCGAGGTGAAATGTGAGCAAGAAGACCGGCTACAAAGCCGTGCGCATCTGCTCGGTGCCACTCTACGGCGGCGAGGTGCACCTGATCCTTTCTCGCAAACAGATGCAGGCCGCGGCCGATGCATACGGGGCAAAGATCAATGCTGAGGGATTCGCCGGGCAGTTCGCACGCCTGGAGCGGGGAGGCGGGCGCGAGCGCCGTTACCTGATCGGGGTGTACGAAGGCGGCCTGTCCACGCTGGCTCATGAGCTCGGACATGCGGCGCTCGACATCCTCCAGGTTGCCGGTATCGACGCTCACTCGGGCAACGGCGAGCCGTTTTGCTACTTGCTCGGCCACCTGTTTGACGAGTGCGCCCCGGCCGTGGCCAAGAAGGTGATGCGCTCATGAAGAAGTCGAACGAGGCCCTGCGTGAGGCAGGGCACCACGAGTTGTGCAACTGGTCGCGGTGGTGCTGGAGCGGCCCGATGCCTGGACCTGGGCCGACCGACTGCGCGTCATTGGAGCGCCAGTACGTGACGCCGCACTACGAGCCGGCACCTGGTGAAAAATACCAGAATCTTTATGACGTTCCGGGAGGAGATGAGATGCAGGCGGACCCGCCGCGCCCGCTGCCGGTCAACCACGACCGCGCACGCGCCGTGGACGTGATCTATCAGGCTTTACCGCTGATCGAGCAGCGCATCATTCAGGCGGAATACACGCGTCGGCACGAGTTCGAAGCCGAGACGCGCAAGGCCAGAATGGAAGAGGCCAGCGCCAAGCTGGGCATCGCGTCGACCTACTTTGCGCTGGCACTTGGCCAGGCCCAGGTTGCGGTGGGGAGGGCTCTGCGATGAAGTACGCACACGAGGTCATCGACTTGATGGGCGCGTACCCGGGCCGCGAGTTCCGCATGGCGGAGATCCTGCGATACGTTTCGCGGGGGCGCGTCCTGCAGGTGAAGGAGCGCAATGCGGCGCGTCAGGCTGTCCTGCGCGTGCTCGACTCGCTGATCGAGTCCGGCCAGATCAGGAAGGAGGCACCCGCCGAGAAGTCGGCGTACTACGTCTGGGAATGTCGCAGTCTGCGACACGGACATAGCCCCATCTGTAATGCTGGGTGCGACAATGACGCCGGGCGATTGCGCGCGTAGCAAACGCTCCCGAAAGCCGCCAGGGAAACCGAGGCGGCTTTTTTGCATCTCAGAGCAGGAAAGCGCGTGGCGCGTCGCTGGCCTTCCAAGCCGGCCGGCCGGGCGGGGTTCGATTCCCCCTTTCTGCTCCATGCGGGTACGCAGTGGTTGCCGTCGTCGTTGCCAACGATGCCGCCCGGGTTCGATTCCCGGTACCCGCTCCACCAATCCTGTCGTGGCCGAGAGGTTGAAGGCTGACGCATCTACAGGGTAGCCAGGGCCGATGCAGGCAATGCTGGGTACTCCGCGGGTTCGAATCCCCGCCGACAGGGCCTACCGCAAAGCGCCGCGCGCGACGTTTTGCAGTGGGAGCAGCCGCCGTCATCGTCCAGAGAAGCACCCCGCCCGCCGGGGCGACCACCACAGACTGGCTCCGACCGGCGCCCGCCGCGAAAGCGGCCCCACGACCTACAGGAACTCCGATGCGCTTCTCCGTTGAGAAAGGCGACCCCGGCTTCGCGGCATACCGCGCCCTGGGCCCGAGCCGCAGGAAGGTCCGCGTCTTCGTTGACGGTGTGGAACAGAAGGAGTGCGTCACCGCCGATACCAAGCGCGGCGTCGCAGTCATCCATCAGCGTGACGCCGCCGGGTGGCTGGCAATCAACCGCCGCCGCGACCGGCTCAAGCTGCAGCAGGTGTTCGGCCGCGTCGAGTTCACCTTCGACTGAATTGCCCCCGAAAATTACAGGTCCAGCCTGCCGCCGACGGGTAAATCGGCGGGACTTCGCATATCGCCCGCGCCGGCATTGCTGGAAGGCGCGAGCCGCAGGCGCCAGTGCACACGCATAGCCGGATGGCGCGCACCCCAAGGAATCCAACATGACAACGAAGCAACCCGACTGGGAGGCGATCGAGCGCGCCTTCCGGGCCGGGTCGCTTTCGGTCCGCGCGATAGCTGAACGCCACAAGATCAGCGACACGGCCATCCGCAGCAAGGCCAAGAAGAACGGGTGGAGCCGCGACCTCACCGAACAGGTGCGCCAGGCCGCAAAGGGCAAGCTGGTTCGCACCGATGTTCGCGCCGACAGTTCGCACTGCGAACCGCGAACCGACAATGAGATCGTCGAGGAGGCTGCCACCGAAGCCGCCTCTGTCGTGCTGGCACATCGCACTGATCTGGCCCAGTGGCGCAGCATCGCGAACAAGCTGAGCGCGACCCTCCGAGCCATGGCGGTCACGGAAGCCAATCTCGGTGATTTCTCCAGGGCCCTGAATGCTGGCGTCGATGCCCAGTTGAAGGTGATCAAGGGCGAGCGCCAGGCGTACAACCTCGACACCGAGGAAGGCGACAAGTCGATCAACGAGCTGTCGGCACTGATGGATGCGCTGTCGAATGAGGCCTGACCATGAAGCCCGAGCACTTGCTGCGGCTCAGGGACAAGCATTGGCGCCTGAACAACCTCTATTTCGTCAACGATAAAGCTGGCAAGAAAGTCCGCTTCCGCATGACGGCGGAGCAGCGCGAGTATTACGAAGGGCTGCACACCAGGAACATCATCCTGAAGGCGCGGCAGCTTGGGTTCACGACCGAGCAGTGCATCATCCAGCTGGATGCCGCGCTGTTCGAGTCTGCCAAGTGCGCGCTGATCGCCCATACGCTGAACGACGCCAAGCGGCTGTTCCGCGAGAAGATCAAGTTCGCTTACGACCACCTGCCCGCCGAGATCCGGCTTGCGAACCCGGCCAGGAATGACGCGGCCGGCGAGTTGGTCTTCGGCAAGGGCGGCTCGCTTTACGTAAGCACCTCCTTCCGGGGCGGCACGCTGCGCTACCTGCACGTGTCCGAGTTCGGCAAGATCTGCGCGAAGTTCCCGCACAAGGCGCGCGAGATCGTGACCGGTGCATTCGAGGCTGTGGCTGCCGACTGCTTCGTGACGATTGAGTCGACCGCTGAGGGCCGTGCAGGCTACTTCTTCGAGTACTCACAGACGGCAGAGAAGCAGGCTGCCAGCAAACAGCCGCTCGGCAAGCTGGATTGGAAATTCTTCTTCTTCAGCTGGTGGAAGAACCCGGAATACCAGATCGAGCCGCTGACGACGCTGCCAGCCCGCCTGGTCGACTACTTCGCCGAACTGGCCGGCAAGTTCGGCATCGCACTCACTGCCGCGCAGAAGGCCTGGTATCACGCGAAAGAGAAGACGCTTGGTGAGGACATGAAGCGGGAATACCCGTCGATCCCGGCCGAGGCCTTCCAGCAGTCGGTCGACGGCGCCTATTACGCCAAGCAGTTCGCCAAGCTCTATGCGCAGCAGCGCATCGGAGACCTGCCCGACAACAATCACCAGGATGTGCACACCTTCTGGGATATTGGGGTCGGCGATTCGACGGCGATCTGGTTCGTGCGGATGGTGGGTGAAGAGTTCCACATCATCGACTTCTACGAGAACAGCGGCGAAGGCCTGCGGCACTACCTGAAGATCCTCAAGGATAAGGGTTATTCCTACGGTGAGCACTGGGGGCCGCACGACATCGACAACCGTGAATTCGGCAGCGACGGCAAGACGCGCCGCGAGCTGGCTCGCGAGGGTTACGAGATCGACGGCGCCAAGTACACCCTGACGTTCAAGGTCGTGCCGAAGATCGGCGTCGACGATGGCATCGACCAGGTGCGCGAAATCCTGCCGCTGTGCGCTTTCCAGCAGGCGACTTGCGAAACCGGGATTGCGTGCCTGGAGAACTACCGAAAGGAGTGGGACGACAAGCGCGGCTGCTGGAAAGACAAGCCGCTTCATGACTGGGCCTCACACGGCTCCGACGCGTTCCGGTACTTCGCTGTGGCAATGGGCCGCAGGAGGCGCGCGGCGTCCGTAAGAAAAATTCGAGGACTGTCTTAAATGCCTGTGACCACTCAACACCCCGACTATGTCGCACATCTCCCCGAGTGGGAAATGATGGCGCAGGCATTGGAGGGCGAGCTTGCCGTCAAGGCGGACACGTCGAACCTGCCAAAGCCCGCCGGCATGGCCGCAGCAGAAGAAGCGGGCGAGGGCGACGACAAAGGCCGGCTGTACCGGAACTACACCGACCGCGCGCAGTACGAGCACTGGGTGAAGGATGGCGTCAGGGCAATGACAGGCCTGGTGTCGCGACAGATCCCCGAGATCAAGCTGCCTGCGGCGATTGCTGAGATGGAAGCCAACGCCACCAGCGACGGCTACAGCCTGAGACAGCTGTTCATGCGCGCCGTGGTCGAGGTCTTGGCGATGGGCCGCCAGGCACTGCTGGTCGACGTGGATGACGACGGCCGCCCGTTCATGGCGCGCTACAACGCCATGAGCGCGATCAACTGGAAGTCGACGAACCAGGGCGGGCGCGAGGATCTGTCGCTGGTGGTGCTGGCCGAGCGCCGTGCCAAACCTGACGCAGACGAGTTCTCGCACGACACCGACGCGGTGTATCGGGTGCTCGATCTGGATGAAGGCAAGTACCGCGTCCGCGTGCTGAAGGAAGACGGCAGCGAGGTCAAGCCGACGGTGACTCCTGGGCACACCAACACCGCGGGCGAGACGGTCAAGGCGATTCCCTACCTGCCGATCGTGTTCTGCGGGTCTACGGACAATGGCTCGGCCATCGACGAGGTGCCGCTGCTGACCATGGCGAAGGCAGCGCTGAAGTCTTACCAGATCAGCGCCGATTACTTCACGGCCTTGCACCAGACCAGCCATCCGCAACCGTGGGTGTCCGGATTGGACGAGGACGCCGACCTGGCTGTGACCGGCCCGTCTGCAGCATGGGATCTGGGCCCGAACGGCACCTGCGGCTACCTCGAGTTCCAGGGCGCGGGCATTGATGCCAACCGCCAGGCCATGAACGACCAGAAGAATGCCGCGCTCGAAGCCGGTGCCCGTGTCATGGACGTAGGCGGCACGGAATCGGGCGAGGCTCGCAAGACCCGGCAGAACGACCAGCACGCAACCCTGCACAGCGTGGTGATCACCGTAGCTGAAGCCATCGAGCAGGCCTTGCGGTACGCCGCCGAGTGGAAGGGCGCGAACCCGGCGGAAGTGATCTTCCGAGTGAAGCCGGACTTCAACCCGGTTGTGGTCGATCCGCAAGTGCTGCAGCAGCTGCAGGCCGCCGTCATCGCTGGTGGAGTGAGCTGGAACACTTACTGGCTCTATCTGACCAGCGGCAAGATGCCCGAGCACGACTACAACGAGGAGGCGCTGCACGTGGAGAATCCCGGCGGCGTAGACGATGGCAATCAGTGACGAGGACCGCGACGCAGCGATTCGCGCACTGTCAGCGGCGATAAGCCAGCACACCTCTTACGGCTACCGGGCGGCAAGCGCTCAGCTGGCCGAGTTGAATGCCGAGGTCGACGCTCTCTCCCGCAAGCTGGGCCTGGAGCTGGGCGACATGCTCGAAGGGCTGAGCCCCGCCGAGTTGCAGGCATTCGCCCAGGGCAAGTACACCACCAGCCGGCTCAAGGCGCTGCAAGCGGCGATTGAAGGCTGGGTCGTCGCGCTGGGTGGAACGATCGCTGCCAGTTGGGCGGCCTCGGTACCGGCTTTCGCTGCGCACGAAGTCAGCTTCGCCGCATCGTTGCTGAGGGAAGTCGCCGAGATCCCGTTGGTGCCGAAGTCGCTTCCCAACGGATACAAGGCGGCGATGGACCAGCCGATGCTCGGCAAGCTGGTGGACGAGGCCCTGGCCAAGGTCAGCGCCGACACCAAGGACAGGGTGTATTCGACGGTCCGCGCTGGCATCGCCGAGGGCAAGAGCAACGTCGAAGTGGTGCGCGCGCTGCGTGGTACGGAGCAACTGGATTTCACCGACGGCATCCTGCAGATCACGAAGAACGAGATCGAGCGCGTGGTGCGCACCGGTCGCAACCACGTGTCGAACGTGTCCTACAACACCGCGTGGCAGGCGATGGGCGTCGAGGAGGTGATGGACCTGGCAACGCTCGACGGCCGGACGTCCAAGTTCTGCGCTTCGATAGACGGCCGGCGCCACAAGGTCAGCGAGCCGCATCCAAAGCCGCCGTACCACTATCACTGCCGCACAGTGCAGGTGCCGTACTTCGACGATGGTCCAGTCGGCACCAGGCCTTATGTGCGAGCGCTGAAGGTAGTGGGCCGCGACGGCGACAAGACCTTCCGGTCGGTCGGCGACATGACCAAGCGCCAGCGCGAACGGGCAGGGCTGGAGGTCGGGCAGGTCCAGGCCACGACGAAATACGCTGACTGGTTCGCCGACCAGGACGCAGCTTTCCAGCGTGAGTGGCTGGGACCTAAGCGCTACGAGCTGTACAAAAAGGGCGGTTACACCCTGGATCGCTTCGCAGATCCTCGCGGCGGGCAATACACTCTCGAGCAACTGCGCGCAAAAGACGCGCAGACGTTCCGAGAGGTATTTGGTGCCACGTCGAGGTAATCCCCAGCCCAGCAAGCCAGATATGGCCGATCACTTCTTCATGAAGTGGTGGCAGATTCACATAGTCGAGGAATACCCGCTCCATGAGCGTCCGCAGGCTTGGCTGTTCATGGCTATTTCGATGCAGCTGCAAGCCCAGATCGCAGGAGTGAGAGACACATGAGCGCGTCTGCTCCAAGATCGTTACAGCCTGTTGATGTAGATCCCCTTCTGTTTGCTCTTTTTGGGGCTTTTTTGTCGATATCGGCGCTGGGTTCCATTGACCAGGACTATCTCGTCGTAACGATTGAAATGGGAAATGCCGCCGATGCTGATTGGGCTGCTTACCTGCTCGCGAACGAGACGTGTCCGCTCTACGTTCAGTGGCCTGGGAATGCGAAATCGACTGCAATGAAGCTCAGAAAGATTGAAAGATTCACCCGCATGGGAAATCGGATGACCTTAAAGGCTCAGGTCGCTCCGCAGCCCATTTAGCGCCTTAATTACTGAGTGCGTAAAAGTTCAAGGCCACCCGACAAGGTGGCCTTTTTGTTTCCAAGCGCCTGGCTAAGCCGGGCGTTTTTCATTTCCGGCCCAGGGTCGGCACACCTCGTCCAAGGGACACATCCATGAACCTCCGTAAACGCGCGCTCCTTTCCCGCCTGATGGCCCCTGCCGATGATGGAACCGGTGGCGGTGGCGGCGGCACTCCGCCGCAGATCACCCCCGAGGTCCAGGCGCTGATCGATGCTGCTGTCGCGCAGCAGGTCGCCGGCCTGAAGGCCAAGAACAGCGAGCTGCTCGCGTCGAACAAAGATATCAAGACCAAGTTCGACGCGCTCAACGGCCAGTTGGAAGGCCTAGACATGGATGCCGTCAAAGGCCTTCTGCAGAAGGTCGGCCAGGACGAGGAAACCAAGCTGATCGCTGAAGGCAAGATCGACGACGTGTTCGCGCGTCGCACCGAGCGCCTGCAGGCTGAGCATGCCAAGCAAATCAAGGCGGCCAACGATCGTGCCGACGCTGCTGAGCGTTCGTCTGCTGCGGTGCGCGAGCGTGCGCTGGCTGATGCGGTGCGCAGCGCCGCGACGAAAGCGGGTGCGCTGCCCGAGGCTGCCGACGACTTCGTGTATCGCAGCCGAGGGCAGTTCGCATTCAACGACGTCGGCGAGGTGATCGCTGTCGACCGGGATGGCCAGGCCATCCTCGGCAAAGACGGCAAGACCGCGCTTTCCCCTTCCGAGTGGGCGGAATCTCTCAAGGAAACCGCCCCTCACCTGTGGCCCAGGGCTGCAGGCGCCGGCGCGCCCGGCAATACCGGTGGCAAGGCCACGAAACCCTTCAACGAAATGACCGAGGCCGAGCACGTCGCGCTCTACCGGAAGAATCCGGACGAGTTCGCGCGACTGCAAGCGGCCGCCACCGCAAAAAAGGAATAAGCCACCATGGCAGTTACTCGTCTTTCCGACGCCGTCATCCCCGCCGTCTACGCGGCCTACCAAGCCGAAGATTCGCCGGAAAACACGGCGTTCTTCGAATCGGGCGTTGTCGTCCGCAGCGAACTCCTGGACCAGAAGGCCAACATCGGCGGGCAAGAAATCCAGATCCCGTTCTGGCGCGACCTCGATGCCAGCGTCGAGCCGAACGCTTCGAATGATGACCCGGCCGATATGGCCGCACCCGGCAAGCTGGGCTCGGGCGTGCAGCGCGCCCGCATCGGCTACTTCAACCAGGGTTACAGCGCCGCTGACCTGGTCACCGAGTTGGCCGGCTCCAGCCCGATGCAGCGCATCCGCAATCGCTTCGGCACCTACTGGAAGAAGCAGTGGCAGAAGCGCGTGATCTCGTCGGCCCTCGGCGTGCTGGCCGACAACGTCGCAAACGACAACGGCGACATGGTCTACGACGGCTCGGCCGCGCTCTGGTCGCGCAAGGCCTTCACCTCCGCGGTATTCACGCTTGGCGACGCCTTCGGCAAGCTGTCGGCCATCGCCGTGCACTCGTTGGCCTACAAGCAGATGGTCGACGCCGACGACATCGACTTCGTGCCTGACAGTGAAGGCAAGCTGACCATCCCGACCTTCATGGGCCAACGCATCATCGTGGACGACGAGATGCCTGCGGTCGCGGCCGGGGACCCGTCGGTGATCACCACCACAGCCGTGCTGTTCGGTGCTGGCGCGTTCGGCTACGGCGAGGGCTCGCCCGAGGTGCCGGTGGAAGTCGAGCGCCAAGCGCGCGCGGGCAACGGCGGCGGCGTGGAAACGCTGTGGGAGCGCAAGACCTGGCTGCTGCACCCGTTCGGTTTCCAGTTCACCGGTGCCGACATCACCAACCGCGCCAACACCAACGGCCGCACCGGTGCCGCAACCAGCGAAGACGAATTCACGCCGCTGCTGGCCGATCTGCGCAAGGCAGCTAACTGGAACCGCGTCGTCTCGCGCAAGAACGTTCCGCTGGCCTTCCTGAAGATCAAGGGCGCTTAAGCCTGGGCGGGGGCTTCGGCCCCTGTCTTCCTGGAGCAATCCCATGAGCAAAGACACGATCGAACTGCCGAAGGACGGCGAGCAGCTGTCCCTCGCGCAGATCAACCTGCTGCGCAAGCGGGCAGAAGCCCGCCAGCCCACGCGCGAGGGTCTCGACAAGGCCATCGCAGAACTGCCCGGCAGCCAAACTGATCCGGACTACGTGGTGAACGGGATGCGTTCGTTCTTCGGCGACCTGTTCACCGAAGATGACGAAGCCCGCATCCGCGAGGTCGTCAAGAGTGGCGATGCCAAGCCGTCCGACGGCCTGAAAGTCGACGAGATCAAGGCCGCGTTGGCCGAAAAGGGCATCGGCATCCCCGAGGGCGTGACGCTCAAGGCGGACTTGGCCGCGCTGCTCGACAACGCGGACGCCTGACATGGTGTACATCACCACCGCCGATGTGGAAGCCATCCTCGGTGCGGGCTGGGCCGGGCAGGGGGACCCCGACCGTGCGGTGCTGATGGCCAATACCTGGCTCACCGGCAAGATCCGGCAGCCCGTCGCCGACCCGGTGCCGGATGCGATCAAGCAAGCCGGCGCCGAGATCGCCAAGGAATCAGCCGCAGGCAAGATGTTCGCGGCCACCGAGCGCGAGGTGTCGAGCAAGGAAGTCGGCGCCCAGACCGGTACCTACGTGAAGAAGTCGTACACGGCGGGGTCGGTGGCCATCACGGCAGGCGAGTCTTTCGCGCTTGCCCTGATCGTGCCCTGGACGCGCCGGCCCTCCGTTTTCATGCTGCAAAGGGTCTGACATGGGCATGCGGGACGAGATAACGGCGGAGCTGGCTGCCGCCTTCGACGCCGAGGATGAGCTGGGCGACACGGTGACGGTGTTCGTGGCCGCGCGCGTGGTGCCGGGCGAATACGACCCTGAGACCGGCACGTCAGACGCGACGCTCACCTACGGCGGGCGCGGCATCTTCAGCGGTTACAAGGCCGCAGAAATCGATGGCTCCCGGATCCTGGCAACAGACACCAAGTTGCTTGTCCTGAAGGCAGAGGTTGTGTCATTGCCGGGCGTGCCTGTGGCGCCGCAAATCGGCGACCTGATCGCAGGTCAGCGCGCCATGAACGTCGGCAAGGACCCTGCCGGCGCCACCTGGACCATCCAGCTGAGGGTATGACATGGCGACAAACAAATACGCCGGCAAGGAATCAGGATTCGCGGCGCAACTGGCAACCTTCGCCGTGAAGTCAACGGACCAAGCCAGCAGCATCATGCGCGAATCGATTGCTCGGTTCGGTGCCCGGGTCATCACCGGGACGCCGGTGGATGAAGGCACGGCGCGCGGGTCCTGGAATGCGCAGGAGGGATCGCCAGACATGTCGTTTACCGGCGAGAAAGATCCGACAGGCGCGAACGCGATCGCCCGTCTGAGCGTTGCGCTGGAGGGGGTTGAGGTTGGCTCGAAGTTCTTCCTTTCGAGCAGCGCGCCCCACATCGTGCCACTGGAGTATGGCCACAGCGAGCAGGCACCCGGCGGCATGGCTCGCATCGCCGCCGCCGAGTGGCCGCAGATGGTGGCCGCAGCCGCGGCGAAGCAGAAATGAACCATCAGATCGTCGCCGCCCTGCAGGTGCGGCTGAAGGCGTTTGCCGCTGCACAGTCTCCGGTGCTGCGCATCGCGTACGCGCTCACGCCGTTCACGCCGACCGCCACCGAAATCTACCTGGCCGACCATCACCTGCCGGCCACACCTTTCAACCCCGACATCAGCATCAGGCGCACGCGCTTCCTAGGCATCTACCAAGTCGATGTCAACGCGCCTGGCACGGCCAACCCTGTGACGCTGCGCCTGCTGGCAGACGCCGTAGCTGCGCATTTCCCACGGAACCTGGTCTTGCAGGGGTCGGCTGTTGTGGTGCGCATCGAGGCCGTCTCCGCAGTCGGGCCGGCAATCCCCGGCACCGACCGCACCAAGATCCCGGTCAGCATCCGATACCGAGCAGACCGCGTCATTCCTGCATAGGAGCACTACATGAGCATTTCCCTTATTGCACTGCAGTCCTTCTCTGGCCCCGACGGCAAGTTCGCGAAGGACGAGCCGTTCGAAGCGCCGGCCGACCGCGCCAAGTGGCTGACCGAAAACGGCTATGCCGAGCGCGTCACGAAGGCTGAAGCCGCCGAGGCCGCAGCAGTGGCCGGCGTCGAGCCGGCCCCGGCCCCCACGAAGCGAGCGCCGCGAAAGCGCGCCACCTGAACCCATCCAACTCCTGCCGGCAACGGCAGCACCAACGCCCGCCCTGCGAAAGCTCGGCGGGCTTTTTTTTGAGGAACGACCATGACTGTTGAAACCGTTGCCGGCACTACCATCGGCATCTCCGTGGCAGCGCCCGCCACCTACACCGCCTCCGGCTACGCCGCGCTGACCTTCACGAACATCGGTGAGATCACCGACGGCGGCCAGCATGGCCAGACCGCTGCCCTGGTGACGCACAGCCCGATCGGCACGCGCGTTGTGCAGAAGTTCAAGGGGTCGATCAACCAGGGCACGAAGACGCTGCAGCTGGCCATCGACAAGGATGATGCCGGACAGATCATCCTGGACGCCGCTGTCCTCAGCGATGCCGACTACTTCTTCAAGGTCGAATACCAGGGCGGCGATATCGACTACTTCCCCGCGAAGGTCATGTCGTTCGTCAAGAACGCCGCCGGCGTTGACACCATGCGCTCGGGCACCGTGAACCTCGAAATCACCGCCAGCAAGACCGGCGTCGGAATCATCGAAGTCCCCGCAACCTAATCAGCCTCTGGCTGTCCTTTGCCCGGTTCACGCCGGGCTTTTTTCTTCGGCCCGCCGTGCGATGCATTGGCGGGCCTTTCTTCGCAAGGAGACGGTGATGCAAGAACTCATGTTCCAGAACCAGCCGATCCGAATGATCGAGAAAGACGGGAAGCAGTGGGCCAGCGCAGCAGATATTGCGCGGGCGCTTGGGTATGCCAGCCCCGACAAGGTGACACGGCTTTTCGACCGCCACCGCGTCGAGTTCACTGCGTCCATGACGCAAATCGTCGAGACCCCCACTTCGGGTGTCTCGGGGAATCTGATGACCAAGGCGCGTGTGTTCAGTCTGCGTGGCGCGCATCTGGTCGCAATGTTCGCGCGCACCGCCAAGGCCCAAGAGTTCCGCCGCTGGGCGCTGGACATCATCGAGCAACGGCAGGCAGGCCCCTCGCTGATGAAGGAATGGTTCGAAGCCAAGGCCGCGCTCGACGCGCAGGACAAGTTCGCAAGCCTCTGCGGCCGAGGTCTGAGCGAGCACAAGACACGAAAGCCCCCGCTGAAAACGAGGCTCGACGGGATCGACGCCCGGCTTCAACCCGCACTGCAATTCCACTGAACCGGCCCCGAGCCGGTTTTTTTTACGACCACATCGCCCGACGAGGCGAAATCTCAAGGACAGACCATGACGAAATCCCAAAACACCGGCATCGACCTCGACGTATTGCTGGACACCCCGCTGGCTTCGATCGACGACTTCAACGAGCGTGCCGCGAATGACACCGGCGTCGACCTGCACCTCGTGCGAGCCGACGGCACCAAGACTGGTGTGATCCTGCAGGTTATCGGCGAACAGTCCGAGCGCATCCAGGCGCATGTGTTCCGCACGATCAATGCGCGCCGCCGCGAAGAAGAGATTGCCAAACGCAAGGGCAAGAATGCCGATATCCGCCCCATCGAGGATGACGTCGAGTTGACCGTCGAAAAAGCGGTCATCAGTGTTTCCGGCTGGCGCGGCCTGCGCGAAGAGTTCAGCGAAGCGAACCTGCGCAAGCTGTTCGGGAAAAATCCCAGCTTCGTGCAGCAAGTGCTCGAAAAGTCGGCCGACGCCGCCGCTTTTACGCCGAGCTCGTCGAAGGCCTGATCGGTTTTACGCGGTCGGAGTTCGAGCTCTCGGCCCGCCGGAAGGACAAGACCAGCCTGCGCGAACGGCTGAAGAAGATCGAGGAAAAGACGGGCGTTCTACCACTGCGGCTGGCGGACGCCCCTCGATTGCCGGCTGCTGGCGACTACATCTGGCGCTGGTTCCTGAGCCTGCACAACGGGCGCGGGTCCGGCGGCTTTGGCCCCAATCCGATCAGCAGCATCGAGATTCAAGCTTGGTCGCAGTTGGAAGGAATCCGGCTTGCCTGGTGGGAGCTTAAGGCATTGCGAGGCATGGACGCCGCATTCATGTCTGTGACAAGCGTGCAGAACGAGGAGGAAACGCCCGATCCGAAGGAGTGGGACGACCTCCCCGAGCCGGAGCGCAAGGTGCATGTGGCGAGGCATATCAAGAACGTGTTGCGCGCGTAGCTACTGCGGCGTTGACTGCAGCGCGTCTCGCCTGACCCATCGCTGGGACGCTGCTGGCTCTGGCGGAATGCGGACCCAGTGAGCACCAAAGACTTGATATGCGATCACTCTGGCACCTTTCTTCAGTGTGCCGTTCACCTCGCCACTTTGAGCCGGCTGGTCGAAGGTGTTCACATCGTCGCGGGCGTAGAGGACTTCGGTTCCTGTCATCGAGCCGGTTATGGGCCCGCCAGGTGCAGATAGGGGCGCTGCTCCGGCTCCTGCTGCCGGTGGGGCAACGTATGAACGATAGGAATCAGTCGTTGATGTAGCGCCGCTGATCCGGCACGTCTTGCTTGCCGAAATGCAAGAGTTCCCGCACGGAATGCCGCGTGTGCAGTTGCGCGCTTCTGCGGAGAACGAGAAAGCCAAGGTGAGAGCAAGTAAGGCCAGGGCAGGCGTACGCATAAGAGCTCCAGGGACGCCAGGTTATAGCTGATAGCTCTCTGCAATGGATATCCGGGTTTGGACTCATCCCCGGCTATATTCCTCTCACAACATAGGGGAATTCCGTGCTGAAAATTTCATGCGTCGCGATTGCGGCGCTTGTGGTGCTGGGTGGGTGCGGGCCTTCGGAGAAGGAACTCGCAGCCCAGAAGACTGCCGCCGTTGCGTCCGCGCTGCGCGAGCAGCTGACAAACTCTTTGAAAGACCCCGGCGCGGTGCAAATAAGGAACGAGAAAATCGCGTTCTTAGATCAAGCCCTGTGCGGAGAGATGAATGGGAAAAACTCTTTAGGGGCTTACGCCGGTTTTAGGCGGTTCGTCGTGGTGGACAACGTCGGCGTCTTCATTGAGGGGGAGAGGGGCGAGTTGCCTGATACGCACTTCTTGACGTTCTGGGACTTGCATTGCCGATTAGCGCAATAGGCTCCTAATCCGTTCCCACGTTTTTATCTGATGCCCCGCCAAGCGCGGGGCTTTTTTATGGGCGCCGCATGAGCACCGAAATCGCCGGCTTGGTTGTCAGCATCAACAGCACGGATGCGGTCGACGCTCGCAAGAATCTGGATGAAATGGCAGGTGCCGGCGAGCGCGCTGAGCAATCCATCAAGAAAACCAGCCGGTCCTGGATCGAATCGATCGAAAAGGTTGCGGCCAGCACCGCAGCTACGTCCAGCAAGATGGACTCGATGAGTGGCACGCAGACAAAACTGCTCGCCGTCGTTGAGCGCATGGCAGCCTCGCTGGACGCGATGAGTGCCGCCTATGCAAGGAACGCCGGGCAGGCCACGTCTATGCAGCAGGCAGCGACGAAGACCTCCGCGGCAATGGCCAAGCTCGATTCCGACGCCAAAGCGGCCACCACGCAACTCGACAAGGTGGCCCCGGCCGTGGTGAGAACGACTGACGCTCTCAACAAGGTCGACCAGAGCGCGCGTACTGCGGGGGCTGGCCTGGATGACGCAGGGAAGAAAGCTTCCGCTGCCGGAAAGAGCGTCGACGGCCTGGATTCAATCGTGCGTCGCGCCGCCGCCGCCTTTTCCGCCTGGAAGATCATTGATAGCGCTGATCAGTGGGGCCAACTTTCGTCACGCCTTAAGGTGGCCACCTCAAGCACCGCCGAGTACACCGAGGCTCAGTCGCGGCTGATGGAAATCAGCAATCGTTCGTACAAGAGCTTCTCCGGCAGCAGTGAGTTGTACATCCGCACGGCTGATTCGCTGAAGCAACTTGGCTACTCGTCATCGCAGAGTTTGGATCAGGTTGAAGCGCTGACCTACGGCCTTGTGGTGTCCGCTGCCGACACGCAAAAAAGCGCATCGGTAATTGACGCGTGGTCGAAGGCCATCATGCTCGGCAAGATGGAGATGGATGGATTCCAGACGATCGTGTCTGGCGCACCTCGGCTGCAGAAGGCGCTTGCGGACTCTCTCGGCGTAACCAATGCCGGCTTGCTGGCGATGGTGTCGGCTGGCGAATTGACCGCCGACAAGATGGCTCGCATTACCAGCCAGATCGGGATTTTGGGTGCCGAAGCGGACAAGATGCCCGTGACGGTGCGCGACGCAATGATCAGGCTGGACAACAGCTTCACGAAGTGGATCGGAACCGTAAACGAAAGCACCGGCGCGACGCGCATTTTCACCGGCGCGATTGGCCTGCTCAGCGATAACGTGGGTACTGCCGTCACCCTCGTCACCACGCTGGTTGCAGTCAAGCTTGCCAGCTGGCTGACTGCGGCCGTCACAGCAGCGGGCGGCGCGGCGGCGGCTATTGCAGCCGCATCGACTGCGGTTACCGGGTTCGTCGCGGCGATGGGGCCCATTGGCTGGACGGTCCTCGCTCTCGGCACGCTCGCGACTGCATGGCAACTTGTTGGAAGTTCTGCTGCCCAGTCAGGGCACGACCAGGAGACCGCTGGTGAGCAAGCAATTGCCAAAGCCAACGATCTGCAAGGGACCGTTAACAACCTCATCGAAAAATACCGCCAGCTTGGCCAGGCTGCGAAAGGTGCCCTTGGTTATGCCACGCAGGCAAATCAGTACAACGACCAGCGGGCTGGCCTGAATACTCAGCTGCAAATGCTGGAAGCGCAGAAAGAGCGCATCCGGTTGCAGGCCGAGTCGAATCGCCTTGCCGCCGCCGCGGGCACTGGCGAGCGCAAGGGCCTCGCCACCGGAGTGATCACTGGCGGAAAACCTGTAGACCCGACCCTTACCCAGATGTATGGCGACAAGGGCGCCAACGCAAATGCCGTCACAGACGTGATCTACCTTGATTCGCAGATCAAGGCCGTTCGCCAGAGCTTGCTCGTCCTCGATCAAACGAAGGCGGACGCCGATCGCAGCATGGCGAACGCATATCTGCGCTCCGACGAGTCCCTTACCAAGGAGCAGCAGAAGATTTGGGCTACGGCTGAGGTCTGGAACAAGTATTACCAAGCTCTGGAACGGGCGCCTGAGCAGTGGGCCAAGATCGACGCTGCGCGGGATGAGCAGCTGCGCAAAGTAGAAGAGAAGTTCAAAGAAAAAGCCGGACCGAAAGGCCCCAAGGCGCCAGCAGAGCCGACTGACTACAACCCCCAGATCGCAGCGATCGAGCAGGCCGCCAAGGCCGAATCCGACATCCTTGCCCGGGCTGCCCGTGACAACGAGGCTGCGTATCAAGTCGGCAAGAAAAGCGCCTACGAGTACTACACGACGAAAACCGAGTTGGCGACGCAGGCTGAGCTGGTCGCCGTCGATACGGGCGCGGCCGAACTGGCTGTGATTGAACGCTTCATTGCGAGCGGGAAGGGCACGGCTGCTGAGCAGCGCAAGTGGGCTGCTGACCGCGCAAAAGTGGTGTCGGAGACGAGCCGCGCAGTGCTGAATGCGTTCGAGGCCGAGGCCAGGGGCGCGGAAGAGCTGCAGCAATACTGGTTGGGGTTCCAGCGCGGCTGGACATCGGCGGCTGAGTCCAGCGCGGATGCTGCTGAAGAGCAGGCAAAGGCGCTGCGCGATCAGATCGATCAGTACGGCATGTCAAAGGGCGCTATTGCCGACTTGGTGGCCGTGCGTGCTCGCGAAGAAGAATCCATGGCCCGCACACGCTTGGCCATGACGATCATGCGCGGCGCTCGTGCGGACGAAATCGAGCTGATCGAGAAGGAAGTGGCGGCGCTGGGCCGGCGGGCGGATGCCTTGGCTGGCGCGGCAGTTGATACCTATGAGGTCGAGCGCCTGGAGGCTCAGGACAAGTTCACCGAAGAGGCCAAGCGTCAGAACGAGCAGATCGGCGACAGCCTGACCGACGCGCTGATGCGCGGCTTCGAGGATGGCGCCGGGTTTGCCGAGAACTTCAAGACGACCATGGTGAACCTGTTCAAGACCATGGTTCTCAAGCCGATCATCCAGCCGATCGCGCAGGGCGCGGCCAACTACGTAACCAGTGCGCTGGGTCTTACTGGGGGGGCGGGAGCGGGTACAGCTGCCGGCGGTCAATCGTTGATGGGCACTGCCAGCAACCTGTCTTCGCTTTACAGCGCCTTCACCGGTGACAGCATGATCGGGCGCGGCTTGTCTGCGATCGGCAGCTACTTCGGTGGTGGTGCGGCCACCGCTGCGTTTGGTGCAACTGGCGGATTCGCTGGGCTGGCCGCAAGCACTGCGGCAGCGAACGCAGGTATTGCGGGCACGCTGGGTGGGTTCGGTGCCATAGGATCGGCAACCGCACCGGTAATTGGTGGCGCCCTGGGCGGCGGTGCTGCGGCATCCGGTTTGGCGCTTTCAGGTGGGACGCTAGTCAGCGCTGGGACTGTTGGTGGCGCGGCTGCGGCGGTCGGCGGCGGTACGGCTGCGGCGGGTGCTGCGGCGGCGGGCGGTGCAACTGCGGGGTCGATGGCTGCGGCAGCTATCCCGTACATCGGATGGGCGATCGCTGCGGCTGCTGTCCTCAGTACGTTTATCGGCTCGGACAAGACGCCTGCTGTTGGCGGGAATGCGCTCACGAAGATTGGTGCCGAGGGCACCGCCTCGGCGGACCTCGATGATGTCCGCGAGAAGTTCTACGGCGATGACCGGGGCTACAAAGGACCAAGCGCGGGCCTGACCACAGGCTTGAGTGCGCTGGGCGACCAGATCGCGGCCACGGCCAAGCTCTACGGTGGCAACGCCGAGGGCCTCAGCATTTACGGCCAGACCGCGCAGAGCCCGGACGGGCAGGGCGCATCGGGCGGTACCGCGCTGTACGACAAGAACGGAACCCAGATCTTTGGGTCGTCGTTCGAAGGCAAAAACGAGGAGTTGGAGGCCAACGTCGCGTTGTCGATGAAGCGCGCGCTGCTCGGCGGTCTGAAGGCAGCCGACTTGGCGCCGGAGTTCGCCAAAGTCTTCGAAGGGTACGGGGACAACCTCGGTACTTTGAGCGAAGAACAGATCGCATCGATCACTGCAGCGCTCGAGGCTGTTCGGTCGATGAACACCATGTTCGATGGGCTGTCGCACACCTTCCCTGAGTTGGAAAAACTCGGCTGGGAAGCTCGCACGGCGCTCACCGGCTTTTCGGGCGGGCTTGACGCGCTGACCTCGAACCTGGGTAGCTTTTACGAGACCTACTACACCGAGTCTGAGCGCATGGGTGACACGCTTGCGTCCATGACCGAGACGTTCAAGGGCCTGAGCTTGGAGGTGCCAGGGACAAAGGACGAGTTCAAGTCCCTAGTCGAATCCCTGGACCTCACCACCGAGGCCGGGCAGAAAGCGTACGCCACTTTGTTGGGCATGAACCAGACGTTTGCTGGCTGGGCTGATTACGCGGCAGCGGGTGCCAAGGCAATCACTGACGCCCTGCAGGCCAACGAAGACTCGTATGCAAAGGGGTATTCCACCGAAGCAGAGCGAAATGCCAAATCGATGGAGTCGATGCGGGCCGCGTTCATCGGCCTGGGATTGGCCGTGCCCTCTACACGTGAGGGGTTCAGGACGCTGGTCGAATCGCTCGACGTGACCACCGAGACCGGACGAAAGGCCCGCGCCACGCTGCTCGGCGTCAGCACGGACTTCGGCACGTTTGCCGACCGCATTACAACGGTTGTCACCGCGGCGCGTGATGCTGCAGAGACTGCAGCGACCGGCGCAATGTCGACGCTCACAAGGTCAGTGAATACCGAAAAGAACCTGCTGACGAAGGCCTGGCAAGACCGGCAGATCATCCTGCAGGAAGGCATCGATACCGCGTCCACCGCTCTGTCCAACCACAAAGCCCTGAGCGATCGGGTTAAGTCCACGCTGAACAGCATGTTCGGTCAGACCGATGCAGCAATGCAGCGGAGCCAGGCGCAGGCGCAGATTGCCGGCGCGCTGGCCACGGCGCGGGCTGGTGGCGGGCTGCCCGATGTGGCGACGCTTGAAAACGCACTGGGTATCGTTTCCCAGCCGTCGCAAGCGTTGTTCGCCACCTTCGAGGATTACCAGGTGGACTTCCTCAAGACCGCGAACGACATCGCGGCACTTGGTGCGCTGACGGATTCTCAACTGTCGATCGACGAGCGCACGCTGGCTCTGCTGAAAGACCAGTTGAAGAACGAGCAAAAAGCCTACGACGAGCAGATCAAGTACTACGACCAGATGCTGGAAACGGCACAGGCGCAACTGGATGCGGCGCTTGGCAATACCGAGGCAACGCTGACCGTAGCGCAAGCGCTGTCGGCGTTGGCCGCGTCTCTTTCATCACTTGGCGCCAGTAAGGGTGGGGTGCCGACTGGTGTCGGTGGCGGCGCGCCCGCCGGCCTCTCAGCCAGCGAGCAGGCTATCTGGGATGCATACAAGTCGACGGGCATCGGATACCTCGATGCTGGCGGCTGGTCGTTCTGGAATGAGGCGATCAAGAACGGCCACAGCGTTGATGAGGTCACCCAGCAAATCATCGACATCAATAACGGCAAGAACAAGGCGGCGGTCGATGGCAGCCATGCCACCGGTCTTTGGTCGGTGCCGCGTGATGGCTACATCGCCGAGTTGCACGAGGAAGAAACGGTTCTTCCTGCGCCTGAGGCTCGCGCCTACCGTTCGTTGCAGAACATGCCGCGCGGGGGCGGCGACAGTGCCGAGGTCGTGGCCGAACTTCGTTCGTTGCGTCAGGAGGTGCAGATGCTGCGTGCCGAGGCCCAAGCGACCGCGCAGAACACCGGCAGGGCGGCCAAACAACTTACCCGTTGGGACGTCGACGGCATGCCCGAAACGAGGGAGGAAGCTACCGCATGAAGATAATCAGGCCGGCCATCATGAACGACTCGATGCTCGTCAGCAGCACGGTGCCCGAGCCAGCGCCTGGGGAGGTCGCATGGAACCCTGCGACCGCCTATGCCGTGGATGCCGAGGTCTATCTAGCCTCGACGCATCGGCGGTACCGGGCCGTGACCACCAGCACCAACCGAAACCCAGCGACCGATATTCCGACGGCTACCGTGCCGGCGGCGTGGGTCGACATCGGGCCGACTTTGCGCTGGGCCATGTTCGATGATGTGGTCGGCACAGTGTCGAGTGGCGCCTCCCCGCTGGTGGTGGTCGTTCGTGCCGGCAGCGTCGGAGGGTTGCCGCTATTCGAGTTGGCGGGCCGCACTGCACGGGCGGTGCTGACCGACAGCCCTGGCGGCACTGTGGTGTTCGACCGGACCGTTGATCTAGACGGGACGATCATCGCCGACGTCTACGACTGGTTTTTCGCTGAGTATCAGCCGCTGACAGATGTCGTGATGACCGATCTGCCTGGGCAATACCCCAGCGGCGAGCTGACGCTGACCATCACAAACACCAGCGGGAATGCTGCGGTCGGGGTATTCAAACCGGGTCCGATTCATGACATTGGTGACACGCAGTACGGGGCCTCAATCGGCATTCTCGACTTCAGCAAGAAGGAGCGCGATGCGTTCGGACGCGTGAGCATTCTCGAGCGCGCATTCAGCAAGCGCGCCAACTTCTCGATCATGACCGAGAAGACCAGTTTCAACCGCATCTTCCGACTGCTGGCCAGCCTGCGCGCCACGCCGTGCGTGTACATCGGCACCGAGATTTACGGTTACGAACCGCTGCTGATCTACGGCTTCTACCGAGATTTTTCCATCGATGTGGCTTACCCCACGCACCACCTCTGTTCGCTTGAAGTCGAGGGCATGACCCAATGATCATTACCCCGCTCCCCTCCCTGGACCGGACCAGTCCAACCTTTCGCACTGACTTGGATGCCTACTTTCTGACGGCGCTACCAAACTTCAGCACGCAGCTGAATGTCGTTGTGAGCGACCTGGTCAGTTTGACTGAGGCAGCCACGGCCGCTGCAGAGCTTGCCACCGAGTCCATCCAGGTGGTGACCGATGCCGCCAGCGTGGCGACTTCGAAAGCCGCTGCGGCGGCAGGCAGTGCGACGGCGGCCAGCGGCAGCGCGACCGCTGCGGCTGGGTCGGCGTCGACGGCCAGCACCAAGGCTGGCGAGTCCACGACCGGCGCGACCACGGCGACGACGAAGGCTGCGGAAGCTGCTGCGTCGGCTGCTGCCGCCCTGGTCGCGCGCAACGAGGCCGAGGCCATCGCCGTCGGCGACATCACTGGCACCAGTCCTACTCAGTTCACGAACAACGCCGGTATGCCTGCATTCGTGCGGGCCGTGCCGCTGGTTGGGCTGTCGACGACCTCGGCTGCTGCTGTTGTCGCTGCCGATTCGCTGCTTACTGCCATAGGCAAACTTCAGGCCCAGTCGACCGCCGGCGGGGCCGCGGCACTCACTACAGCAGACCTTTTCTTCTACGCGGGGTTCTAAATGCCTTCTGGTGTAAATGTCGTATCGCTGCCTTCGGTGGCCAATACGTGGGCGACGCTCTATGGCCCGGTGCCTGCAGGCTTCACGCTGGTGTTCAACGTGCGCGCGACCAGCGTTACTGCCACCGCCGCCACGGTCCGTATCGCGACGACCTCTGCGGCACCGACTGCGCCGGCCGTGGCTGATCACATCGAATTCGATTCCCCGGTCGGCGCTGCTGGCACGGCACCGCTGCTCAACACGGGTGAAGTGGCGCTCGCCGGTCAGTATGTCGGTGTGCGTTCCAGCGTCGCTTCTGGCGTGACCTTCCGCCTTTCTGGCTTTCTCAAGGCGGACGCATAATGGCCCGATCAGGTGGAGCGCCTGTTAGCGCAAGCATTATCAAGAGTATTCAGCGTGGCACTACCAGTATCACGGCAAATTCGCAGGCAGCAGTTATAACCATTTCAGCTGTGAATCCTGCCAAGTGCGTAGTGACTGCCACAATTGCTCAAAACGGGCAAACCATCTGGAATGTTTGGCTTGTTGCTATCGACAGCACGTCGATCACCCTTGGTTCTGGAGTTCCATCTACGTCGCTTGCAAACGTAGTTTGGCAAGTGGTGGAGTACATATGAACTATTACGCAACGCTGGGGGCAGGAAACGTGGTCGTCGGTATCAGCGACCTGGCCGGGCCGGTCGACAGTGCCCAGATGATTTGGATCGACAGCTATGACACGTCGCTGCTCGGCAAGGTTTATGACGGCGAGACGGGCGAGTTCAATGATGGGCCGGTCGTCCCGCCCGGTGTGCCGCCGGTGGTCTCGATGCGCCAAGCGCGCCTTGCTCTGCTCGCGGCAGGGAAGCTGGCCGCCATCGAGCAGGCCATCGATGCGATCGAGGACGAGACGCAGCGCGCTGCCGCCCGCATCGAATGGGACTTTGCCGCGATGGTGGAGCGAGGTAGCGCGTTCGTAGCCCTGCTGGGTGGTGCGGTAGGCCTCACTGACGAGGACACCGACGACCTGTTCCGCGCGGCAATCCAGCTATGAGACGAACCGCGCACGCACCACCCAACACCCCGCCTTGTGCGGGTTTTTTTACGCCTGTCGGAGGTGTCGCATGAGGCCGCGCTATTGGATGTACCGCCTCTATGTGGCGCTGTCGGCCGGGCTTTCGATGTTGGTGGTCTGGATCGAGCCCGCGAGCCTGGGTAATCAGATCATCAGCAAGTCCGGCCCGATCGGGTGGCCGTGTGTGGCCGTGCTGGGTGTGGTTTCTTGCGTTGCTGTTGTCGACGCTGTGCTGAACGATATGTTCGGCCTAGCCGTTCGCTGGAAGCGCGCGCTGCGCTGGCGGCACTGGGTGTTCATGGCGCTGGCCATGGGTTTGGCGAGCGTGTCCTACGTCTGCGTGATGGCTGTGGGCTACACGCCTCTCGTTCTGCCGTTTCTGCTCGATGCCACGTTCGCGACGCTCGTGGCCATAACCGGACTGTTCCATCTGTATAGGAGTGAGCAATGAATTGGACGAACCTCCGCCGTGCGATCGCCGCGCGCTGCAGGACTGCAACCAGCCAGCAACTGACTGCGCCGTACCTGCGCATCGTCATCTGGGCTGGCCTGGCCATTCTGTGGGCGCCGCTTGTGGTGATCCTGCTCGCGGTACCGATGGCCGCGCGCGCGGCCGCCCTGGTCGAGGGCTTCCAGGTGCCCGGCCTGTTGCTGGCGGTGTCGATGTTTCTGTCGACCTTGGCCGGCATCACTGCGCTGCTGATCCGGGTCGAGCGTGAGCTGTCGGCGGCGCCTGACCAACCTCTGCCGCGCCCGATGTTGTTCTGCGCGGCACACATGGGCGGGTCGTGGCTGGCTGGGCTCCTGGCCTTCATCATCAACCAAGCGCAGCAGTTCAACGTCTGGTATGGCCTGGGCCTCGTGATCGGTGCGTCGTTCGCTGGCGCCAAGTTCGTCGAGATGTGGGCGGAGCGGGCGGTGCTGTCTCGCTCGCCCGGCGCGACCACTGGAGGTACCCCATGAATGCCGCTTTCGACAAGGCTTTCGAGCGACTGATCGGCCATGAGGGCGCGCTGTCGGTCGATTCTAAAGATCCGGGCAACTGGACTGGGGGCCGGGTGAACGTCGGGGTGCTGCTGGGCACGAAGTTTGGTATCGCGGCCAACACCTATCCGGACCTCGACATCCCCAAGCTGACGCTCGACCAGGCCAAGGCCATCTACTACCGCGACTGGTGGCTGAAGGCCGGCGCGGACGAGTTCGACGCGGCCATCGTCTATCAGCTCTGGGACTTCGCCGTGAATGCAGGTATGAGCACTGCCAAGCGCGCGTTGCAGCGTGCTGCCAGCGTTGCCGATGATGGCCAGGTCGGGCCGCTGACAATCGCTGCGGTAAAGGCCATGACTGTTACCGATGTGCTGATGCGGTTCAATGCGCAGCGCCTGCGCCACTACACCAGCCTCTCGACCTGGCCTACCTTCGGCAAAGGCTGGGTCAACCGGGTTGCCGGGCAACTTGATTACGCAGCAGAGGATGCATGATGGACTGGAAATCGCTGTTGGGCGCCGTGGCGCCGTGGATCGGCACTGCTCTGGGCGGCCCGCTGGGCGGCATGGCGATCACCGCTGCTGCCGATGCCCTGGGGCTTTCTGAACGCACCGAGACCGCTATCAAGCAGGCGGTGCTGGGCGCCACGGCGGAGCAGATGCTTGCATTGAAGCAGGCCGACCAAGCATTCGCCGGCCGAATGCAGGAATTGGGTTTCGAGAATCAGCAGAAGCTGGAAGCACTCGCGGCCGGCGACCGCGACAGCGCGCGGAAGCGGGAGATCGTGCTCGCTGACTGGACACCGAAGATCCTCGCCGGCGCGGTGACCTGCGGGTTCTTCGGTGCCATCCTGCTGCTTGCCTTGGTGCCCACGCCTGAATCGCGCGAACCGCTGCTGGTGCTGGTCGGCACACTTGGCACCGCTTGGACGCAGGTGATCAGCTACTACTTCGGCAGCACGGCCGGCGGGCAGAAAAAGTCGGAGCTCCTGGCGAAGGCGGGTGTCGCGTCCTGACTCCGTCTTCAGAAAGTCGGTCAGTCGAGACGCAAAGCGCAATTCGACGAAATTGATTCGAAGCCGTCAATAAGCATTCCTTCACGCGTCAGAGCGGCGAAGTGGATGCGCAGCCTGTATTGCCGATTGTCCTGGGGTTCGAACGAGACGCTTTGCAGATGTTGATACCCCGTCTTTTCGTCGATTGGCATTCGAAAAGAGAAACCGATCGCATCTTGAAGTAGCCGGGGGGTGACCTTCGTCCATGCCATAGGCACCGAGGACGTAGATGCAGGGCGCCCACCTAAAGGATCTCCGGTGACCGTTCGAAGAGTAGTTCCGTCCCAAGAAAGATGTTGGGAGGCTCGCACCTGCCGGCCTATTGAATCCTCGGCATGCGAGCAATTGATGTCAAAGGATTGAGCGGCAGTGTGCTGAGCTGCCGCTATTAGGACGAGGGCTAGAAGATGTTTCATGGGTCGGTCCGGTGCAATGGTTGGCGCGAAAATTCAAGCACACCGGCGCGCGCGACGATTTACTAGATGCGGCTCGATGGGTGCGTTTGCAGGTTGCAAGTATGCGTCCTCGAGTCATTTCTCTTGTTCCATGTACGCCTTTGCCTGACGTGACGCCGACGTTTTCGCCGCGCGTTCGCCGACACGGTGGCGTGAGTCTGGAGGTGCGGATCCTGCACGATAGTAAGGCCGCTCGAGCACATGCGCGAGATGGTGATATCTGGTGTGGGGCTCGCTACGACGAAGCCATTCGCTGTCGAGGTGTGCCACGACGCACGGCTCTTCGCCCATGACCTGCGCAGCAATGCGAGATACCTGCTCTGCAGCCTCTGGCTGCAAGCAAATTCTTTCGAACCTCTCCCACGCCGCGAGAACCACTTTTTGCAGTCGGTGAATTTCCCACAACGCCGCTGCGAGTTCAGGTGATGGCTTTGCCTCATACAGCGCCCGCAGCTGCGCCGCGGTGCGGGGCGTCCGGCCGGGTTGATGAAGATCAGTCATTATTCAGGACGCTGCAGCATTGCGCCCGGTGCCCACTGAAGCGTGCCCTGCGCGACCAGGTCTCGTAGGGCTGCCCGGGCGTGGTCGGCCTCGACCTCGTAATGCTCGACCTCGGCAATCAGATCTTCTGCAAGCACGCGCCCGGACGGGTGGCGGTCGAACAGGTATAGCAGCCCTTCGGCGTCGATGCTTGGCATTGCAGGCCTCCCGTCAGTGGAAAACCGCAGAATACTGTATGTATATCCAGTATTGTCAGACTTGACGCCGATGAACGGTAGGCGAGGAAACTCGGCCGTGATGGCTCAAGCAGGCGCTTCGCTTGTCTTCACTGGGTTGGCGATCAGGGCGTCTGCAGGGTAGGGGAGCAGGAATTCCCGCGTGCGTTCCACGGTCGCGGTCAGCCAATCCTCGTAGGCGCCGTCAGGCAGGATGACGACCATCCTGCGTTCTTTGCCGGACTGGTGGTAATGCTTGAACAGCGGGTGTTCGTCCGCGTTGATGGTCAGCATCATGTACGACTCGACTATTTCACCCGCCGTGTTCCGATACCGATCCCATAGGCCAGCCACGCCCAGCGGTGCGCCGTCGGCACGGGTAAATCTGGTGGGAATCGCACGGCCTGTGCGCCAGTCAGGCTCGTAGATCGCCTCGGCTGGGATGATGCAGCGCTGCCCCCTGCGCCAAGCGTTGCCGAACGTGAAGGATCTGGCAGCCGTCTCCGATCTGGCGTTGAACGTCGAAAGCTTCTCTGCTTTTTCCAGCCCATCGGCCCGAGTCAGTCCAGACACTAACCCCCAGCGGCCCGGCACCGCTTCGCGCTCTGGCACCGCCTCGTCGCCGGCATCGTGCTCCGGCGGTCGACGGACAAATTCGCCCACCCGGCGCGGCCACAGGTCATCCGATGCGGGAAGGGGGAACCGTGCGCTGCGAAATATCTTTCAAGCTTCGCCCGCTCTTTCAGTGCTTGGTAGTGGCTGCACATCGTCTGCTCCTGGTGTCACCCAGGATCAGCAATCCCTGGACCGAACAGGTGCGCATAGGTTTCGAGCGTCAGCAAGAAATCCTCGGCGGCGCCGGCGCAGTCCAGGCGTGCAGTTGAGTCGGCGGGCAGGGACTGGGCTGCCAGCAGCAGCTGATGGACTGAGACGAGAGCGGCGGCATGCGCGCCAGATAGGAGAGGGTGCAAGCGGCAAGGTTGCCGCTGGCTGCATCACTCTGGCAGGCGGGGAAGTGCGTACGAGGTGGACAAATGCGTTCCGCAACAGATCGCCCACCTAGGGGCTAAAATGCCACCTTCGTGCGGAACAAATCGCTTGGAGACCCGCATGGTTCCTCGATTTCGGTAGGGGACTCAAAATCCCCCGCCGCAAGGCGTGCCGGTTCGATTCCGGCCTCGGGCACCAAATACAAAAAGCCGTTGATTCCATTGAGAATTAACGGCTTTTTTCATGTCCGCAGTCAGCCTTTGGAAGCGCTGCACTTTGCACCTGTTCCGCGTTCGTTCCGCAGCTTGTTCCGCGTCTATCTAACGGGTTTCAGTTGAGTTGCCTTCGTCCGATAGTGCCTTTGGGTAGTTTTGGTCGAGCCGTGCTGCAACAACTTGGCAGCGCCTTCCAGGTCCCCGCGAGATCGGCTGCGCGCTTGCGGATGTCACGCATGTACATCGACAGAATGGCTGCTGCCAGCCCGGGGCGGTTCTCCGTCTCGGCCTTCAAGGCGGCTTTTGCTCTGGCGACCTCGTAGCGGTCCCGCAGCATGCTTTCCGAGACTGCTCGCCCCGTGTGGGTCGAAATGAGCATGCCATGCGTGGCCCGCATTGCCCGGCGCCGGCCACCAAGTCAGGCAAAACGGCCGACAGCGACATATCGAAATCGGCATCCTTGCCGGTTTTGCTTGCAGTGAGGCTCAGTAGATCGCCCGGCGGCAGCGGGATCGTACGCACGTCCGTCAGGGCAGCTCGGTCGACGTTGCCACGTCCATGCAGTCCTTCAGGACCTGGTCACCCTCGGCGTACACCCAGGCGAACATCTCTTCTGTTACCTCAAAGCGCCGGGCGCGCTCCCGATTCTTCCATTTCACTTTTTCCATGCCAGCGGCCGGCTACGGCGTGTTGGTCCCCTAGGTTGTATAGTTTGGTTACTTAAACCAGCCTCTACATCGGAGAGAGAAATGGAGTCGTTCAAGCTGTTGGGTAGCGTTGCCGTTGCAGCCGCCCTATTGGCCGGATGCGCTGGGCGCCCGATCTATGACTTGAGTTCTGAATCGTTTCGTACGGTCGACCGCTATGCCACTTCGGTCGCGGAGTACCTTAAAGGTAACAGCGAAGACAGGACGATAGCTCAAGCAATGCGCGTTGTTGCTGACTCACTCAAAGACCCGGGCAGCGCCCAATTCCGGAAAGTTCGGCTGGTTCCCTACAGCCAGAGGGCGGTGATCTGCGGGGAGGTCAATGGAAAGAACTCCTACGGCGGCTATGCCGGATTCAAGCGGTTCGTCGCGAGCACTTCGGAGGTGACTTTCTCCGAATCTGGCAAGTACGCGGATATCGACGAAGCGGCAAATTCTGGCATCAACGCTGCGTGCGGACTGGGTTAAATCACCTCGTCGGTTTGATGGCTCTCCTGTACAAGGCAGGCCCTGCACTGGCCTACACATTACGAGCGCCCAAAGATAAACTGCCCGGGGGGCGGCGTGCCTTTCGTTGGTTGGGGCGGCTCACTTGAAGAGGCTGCGCCCATCTTGCTGCTGGCACTGATCAAAGCAGGCAGCCTTCGCCTCCTGGTCAATGCTATTTGGTAATTTCGTCCGAGAAATGTCCTGTAATAGCTAAGTGGGCGTGCACAGATGCCGCGCGTATCGTTCGAACGCATCAGGGAGGTACTGATGAAGGCATTTGCAGTAGCGCTCGGGATCGGCTTTGGGGCCCTTGCTGGAACAGGCGCGGTATGGGCGCAAGCGTCTGGCGCGCAGAGAGATCTGGAGATATGCAAGATGCTTGAGAGGTACGCGACTTTGACGATGAGCTCGCGTCAGAACGGCGTGGCCATGTCTGTGCTGATTGATCGGATCAGAGGCTCCGACGTAGCGGCTAAGATCCTTCGTGTGCTGGTTGCTGAAGCCTACGATGTACCCTTGTATTCGACGGGTGCAGCCCAGGAGCGCGCCGTTGCCGAGTACGCCAACAAGGCCTTTTCCGGCTGCTATAGAGATTTGGTGAACAAGTAGTCCGTCGGGCGCCTAACTTTTGGGGTGCAGTTCAGTAGGCAGTTTCTGCTTAATCAAGCATTTAGGCCTTCCTGAAAGGCAGAACCTGCGCCGTGTTGGCCGGGCCGCCCGTTGACGGCGTGCCATTCGAGCGGAGTTTCACGCGGCTCATCTCGAGAACTTCGGCGTTTCCGTGTAGATATCCCTCGCGCAGACCGCAAAGAACTTCAATATCTCCTCGCGAGAGACCAAGGTGTCGCTGAAGGTCTCCACGACCCATAACACCGGACTCAACCACGAGCTCGATTGAGCGGCGAAGTAGTCGAGGGAACTCAGGGTCCCGCCTATCATCGCCCGGCTCACTTTTCGCGCCCCACCGAGCTGATCGGCGTTTGAACAAAGACATCTTTTCGTCGTCGTCCACCAATCCAAGAGCGTGAAGCCGCATGATTATCGCCCCAACCGACACCCCCCAGCGCTGTTTGAGGAGCAACAGGTTGTCGAGCGTTACAGGCAGTCGAACTTCGGACGTAAAGCTCGCGGCAGGCAGCAAGAATGCGCCTGCAAAGTAATGTGCTTGGTTCTCCATCGCAGTGTGAATAACAGGAGTCACAGCACCTACAAGGTGCTTGTGCAGCACCAAATGGCCCAACTCGTGCGCTGCGTCAAACCTGCTTCGGAAGCCGTTGCCTTTATCCGCGGCGAGGAGGACGAACGGGCGAAGCCCCTCGGCATTCCACGAAGACGCCCCCTCTATGGTTGCTACCCCGGTGAGCTCGCGTACCACGATGACCCCTGCATTCTCAAGCGCGAGAAGGACATCGGGAATCGGCCCTGATCCGAGCCGCCACTCATCACGGCATTGATGGGCGAGGTGTTCAATGTCACTGGCGGCGATAGCATCAACATCCCGAAAGGAGCCAGTCGGCACTTCTACTCCAGGAAGATCGACGAACTCCTCCAATGCCAAGGTGATGTCCTGCAGCCACTCCAGTCGAGCCCAAAGCATTTGACGTGCCGAGGCGTGAGCAGATGCCATGCTTCTAAAACGAGGCTTCGAGAGCGGCTTATTCAAAGGCCGGGTGAACCACTCGGGCGCAACGTTCATGACCTCGGCGAGCTTCTCCAGAGCTGAAGCTTCTGGCGCCTGAACTCCATTCCGCCATTTGCTGATGGTGGGGGCACTGACGCCGACCATAGCGGCGAGTTGAACCTGCGACAGTCTTCGCGCCGCGAGCACCTGTTCCATGCGTGCCGGCTCAAAGCCCGTAGTTCCCTTTTTCACTGCTGTCCCTCTGTTCCATTCTTGCGGCGCACGCTGGCCTTGAGTTTCGGCTTCGCATGATCAACCTGATCCACCGGCCGGCTGTAAGCCTCGATCAACGCGGAAAGCGGTCGACAGAAGGGCCAACTCTTCAGTCCGGGCGTCGGAACAGCTACGAGGATCTCCAGTGGCTCTTCCGCATCGTGTTGTGGCGAATCGTTGAAGACCGAAACAAAGAATACTGTCCCCTCGCTTACGCGCGGCGCCTCGTCAAACAGGCTCGGTTGGAAGAGCTCAGCAAACTGATCGTTTGCGGCAGCCAGAATCAACCTTTGCGTACTCCGGCGAGCGCGATCCCAAGGCCCGCTTCTGACGTTCAGTCGAGCAAGCTTCAGTATTCCAGCATGGCCGACGACGATCGAATTCCCTTTCACGGGCGTAGGTGCGGCGCCAGCTGCTAAAAGCGCAGCGGCAAACGCTTCGTTCATCTTGTAGTGTCGCCAGGTGCCGAGAGCATGCGCCAAATGGCCTTCATGCATTCCGGCTGCATTCGCGTGTGCAATGCGAGCACCTGCCACCAAGGCTTCTTCAATCGCCAGCACCAAGTTCTTGTCCAGGTTTTGGACAAGTAACTGCATCACTTCTTCTCGAGCTTTCAAGGCAGTTCCCTCAACGAGTTGCGCTGATCGGGAATTTACCACGGAAAAGTTGCGTGAAGGCTTTAGGGTCCGATACCAAGTTGCGTCATACGCCACCGATGGATGCGGGCTTCACGACCCGGTCCATCCCGACCCAGATCGATAGACCACTTCGCCCACGATGTGGAAGTTGGTCGGCTCGGCCAGCAGCACCTTGCTGTCCGGAAACCGTGGGTTGTAGGAGTGGAGCGACAGTACTCCGCCCGATTCCTTGAGCACCTGCTTGACGAGCGACTCTTCCTCGAGGCACACCGCGTAGATGTTGCCGTCGCGCACCGCAGTCTTGCTGATGTCGATCATGGTCATGTCCTTGTCGAACAAGAACGGTTCCATGCTTGGCCCGCGAGCCACTCCAAGACGGCAATTGGCAGGTTTTCGAGCCAATTGCCTTGAAGAGCTCACTGGTGAAGGGCAGCGCGCGCTTCTGGCGAATTTCCCACTGGATGACACCGGTACCCGCTGAGCACTGGTAGTCGTAGCGATCGATCCACACCCGCCCGTCATCTTCCGGCAGGTCTGCTGGCGAATCCCACACCGCGATTTGGCCCTGTGCGGCAGTTATGTTGGCTAAGGCCGCAGGCACGGGCGTGATTGGGCCGCCTGGCGCCTGCCTGGCTGCAGCGTCCAACCAATTGGGGAAGGCGCGTTCGAGCGCCTCGACCGAGTCTTCGCCGATTCTTTTTCGGCCTTTTTTTCCGGGCCGTAGAGCATCCGAGACACGTAGCTCGGTTCTTTCTCGATAGCGCGTGCTACCCGCGCAATGCCGCCTGTCCAAGCTGCTCTACAAGCGCCGCGAGCGCTTCGCGCCGCAACTCATATTTGTCCATGGGCCAGATTCCACCAACACTTACCTGCGAGTAAACAACCTACGGGTTTTTACCTGTTGATTACCTGTAGGTAATTTCTGGTATGGAAAAACTACTCGCCTACCTCAACAGCCTCACCAAGGAGGCGCGCGTCGATTTCGTGATGCGCGCAGGCACGACTGAGGGCTATCTACGGAAAGCCGTATCAGCACGTGCGACCTTGAGTGAAGGCCTCTGCATCCGCCTTGAGCGCGCCTCGGCTCGGGCGGTTCTTTGTGAAGACCTGCGCGCCGATGTCGATTGGGCACACACGCGCAATCTGATGCCGCCCAGCGGATCGGCGGAGGCAGCGCATGCGTAGCCATCGGTACCGGAATCCCCGGATCGTGCTGCCGCGCGTCGACCACGCCCTTCCTGACTTTGACGGGATGCTTCCGCCGACGCAGGCCGACAGTGATCGCCCGGCACGGATCGTCGCGCGCTACCAGACCGAGCCTGCTGTGGTCGACGCGCCGGCACCTGCCGTTGAGGTGCCCGATGTTGCGTGATCGGCATTCCAGCGCCTCGACCAGTTCGGCTGCCTGCCGGGTGATCGCATCCATTGCTGCCCTGTGTTCGGGCGTTGCCACTTCGCCGGCATGGCCCAGGTCAGCCAACGCGCAGTCCGCTGCACCAAAGCGCGCCAGGCGAAGCGCAAGGCCGGGCTGGATCTGCTGGTGATCGACTACCTGCAGCTGATGGCAGGGGAGGGCAACACCGCAATGCCGATATCGAGGGCATCACGCGCGGCCTGAAGGCGCTGGCCAAGGAACTGGATATCGCCATCATCCCTGCTGTCGCAGCTGAATCGAAAGCTCGAGGAACGACCCAACAAGCGGCCGCTGCCGTCGGACCTGCGCGACTCGGGCGCTATCGAGTAGGCCTGCGACGTGGCGCTGTTCCTCTACCGCGACGAAATCTACAACCCAGATAGTCCTGAGCGCGGCACCGCCGAGGTGAACGTGGGGCCTATCCGCCAGGGCGAGCCAGGCAAGGTTCGGCTGTCCTATATCGGCGAACAGACTAGGTTCGAAACCTTGGCGCATGGCTGGAGCCAGTGCGTCACAGATCAGACGGACAAGCCGAAGGGAAGGCCATTCGATGGCTGATAGCTCCCTGTTCTCCAGTCGTGCGAGAAAGCGTAAGCCCAGCAAATACCTGAACGAACCCATCGTGGTGAACGGCGAGAAGTTCGACAGCAAACGCGAAGCGCAACGTTACCAAACCCTGGTGCTCATGCAACGCGCGAGTCTTATCAGCGGCCTGCGCCGCCAGGTGAGCTACGAGCTGATCCCCGCCCAGAAGCGCGCCGACGGCGAGCGCGAAGAGGCCGTACGGTACGTGGCCGATTTCGTCTACGAGCAAGGCTTGGCTGTCGTGGTGGAAGACCCGAAGTCCGAGCCGACCCGCAAGCTGCCCGCCTACATCATCAAGCGAAAACTGATGCTGCATGTGCACGGCATAACCCTAAAGGAAACAACGTGACCCAAGAACAAGAGCAGCGCATCTCAACTGCCGCGCGGGAACTGTCCGCCGCCCTGAACGATGCCAATACTGAGTTCGACTTGCGGGTGGACAACTCGCTCTATGGCGCTTGCGTCGCTGGCCGCAGCAATGTCTACAGCGTCGAGGTGATTCATCTGCGCCCACTCCTGGCGGTGCAGGCATGAGCGGACCGGTACCGATGACAGCGCCGGTCACCAAGTCGTCACCCCTGGGCGCGGCGCCGTCGACCGCCCGCCACTGGCGCGGTGCACGCCCCCAGTCTATGGCGATGGCCCAGGCCGCCGCCCGCATTCACGAACTCAACGCAGCACCGTCGCTGATCGGTGGCCAGCGTATCCCCCTGGAGACCAGCACTCATGTTTGACTGCCCGGAACACGCCCTTGCTGTGGCGTTCGCCATCATTGAACTGCCCATCGAGCCAAAGAGCGCGACGCTGCTTGTGGTCCAGGCGCTGGAAGAACGGTACGGTGCTGGCATCGTGAAGTTGCCCAGCGGCCTTTCGCCGGATGACTGGCACGCACAAGCGGTGTTCACCTTGTCGATCGCGCGCCGTGCGCTGAAGCCGCATCCGATGCTGTGGGAAGTCGTCGAAGCCGAATACCACAAAGGCTACCCCGGCGCCCTTGCCATCCAAACGGTGTCAGAACATATCAAGGGCGCTGCGGACTCGCGCGAACGACTGCTGGCCGACGTGCTGGTGATGCGGATCATGCGGCGCAAGCCTGTGCTGCGCACCATCTCGGATAACTTCGACATGTCCCTGTCGGTGCTGAGCCGCGAAGAGCGGAAGCTTCGTGGTCCGATTAGCGCCTTACGTCAGCGCGCTATCGATGCATTGCGCGCGCCGATGGAAATAGGTGGCTTGGTGCATGCCCAAGTGCCGATGCAAAGGGCGGTTGTCTACTGATCGCCTTGACGATTGGAACAAAACACCCTAAAACTCTCCCATTATCGGAGTAATTCCGATCTACAAGCCCGTTAAGCGTTCGCCTGCGGGCTTTTTCGTTTCGATTACGCTTTCAGTTCATCAAGTCTTTAATTAGAGTTACGGCGGTTTGGCCATAGCCAATGATCTGCTCAGCTGCCTTGGCTGTGGTAGCAGCGCTACGAATCGCGGTAGATGCTTTTTGGCCAAGTTCCGACATGGCTTGCATCGCGGTTTTCCGCTCTTCCGGGGTCGCCTTATCAAGTGCTTCACGGATGTCGTCTGCGCTTGTGACGAGCTCTCCCGTAGCGGCTTGCATCGCCTTGCGAAGCGGTTCAATGCCTGCGACGCCGTAAGCTGCAAGAGCATCGTCCAACTCATGAAGCTGGGCGAGCACCATATCAGCCAATCCAATAGGGAACGCCCCTGCTTTGATCAGAGCGCGGGTGGCCTTGATTTGCTCCGCCAATGCGATCAAATCAGCTGGATTCGCCGGCTTCTCTTGTCGTCCGAGTACCCATGATGCCCATAGCAAGCTGCTCAACGACGACTTGTCGATAAGTTTGAGCACGTCGGCCCCAGGCTCGTGGAGCCGAGACGGAGAAAGTGCGTTGTAAAGGCGGTTGAACTCTGCTTCAAATAACTCGGCAGGTACGTCGGCACGATCAAGTTGCTTTACAGCAAGGTCGAGTTGACGATGCACTTCGCCTAGACGGCGAGTGATTTCTAGACTCCGAACGGGCGATGGCTCTACCTTCTCGCCAAAAAGAACGAAATTCCAGAAGATGGCAATCTTGTAACTGCCTGGATTTTTAGAAATCGCTTCCTGACAAAAGTCGTGGATGCGTTGGGCTGAGTTCATCGCTGGCGTCACGGGGTGTAGGAGCTCCCAATATATAGAAGCTGAATCTGTCTGTCTCGATCTCATCAAGGCGCGAGCAATTACTGACTGCGCTTGACGCCCATCTCGGTTAGCTACGTCTTGATTCACCCATTGGTGGACAAAAAGATAACGGCGGCACTATCTGTTCTAATTGCTCTGCGTTACGATGTAGCAAAACGTAACTGGCGATATGCATGAACATTGACGTCACGCGGGAAGAGGGCAGTGCCTTGCCTAACCTGCACGAGATGAAGAGGCTCGAGGAAGAAAAAATCTCTTTCCAGGAGGCCGTCGAGCGAAAGGCCAAAAGGCTCGCTCTCGAGCAAATGCGAGTTCAACTCCGTTACTGGCTTTCGGTCGTTGGTGGAGTCCTAGCCCTTGCTCTACTAGCAATTCAGACACTTCCTCTGCTCGGCCTGCCGACCTGGGACGGGCTCGCGCCTGCTGCAATTTATGCAGTTGCTACGTTTGCAGCAATCGCAACGGTCGTCTATCAATACCTGCAGGGTGCCCGGCGCCGAACGAAATTGGACCCAGCTGCGGCCTGGCCATTTCCAACAGGCTCGCGACCGGAAGACCTAGACGACGAATTTTTTGACGAGGAATACGACCACCTCTTTCATGGGATGGTTGCTCAAGGGGCCAGTGATTCAGTCGTCGGCGAATTTGCCGTCGAGGACATCGATGAAGCGGTTCGAGCTCTCAAAGGGGCAGCTACCGCCAAGCTTTTGGATGAGTTTCGGCGCAAGGACCAGCGTGCACAAAGCGCGCGCGCTATCGCCACGGGCAGGACGCGGCTGGTAGGCCGACTCGCTGCCGAAGTAGCAGACCTGCGCAAACGATCGAGTGTGAACCTTACTGCTGGTGCCTTGGTAACACTGCTCGGCCTCGCGGCTTTGGGCGGATTTATCCTCTATGGAAATCCCGGTGGGTATCGCGGCTGGGACCTTGTTCTCTTTGTTCTCCCCCGTGTTTCTTTCGTGCTTTTTATTCAGCTTTTCGCGCTGTTCTTCCTTCGCCTTTATAGGTCAAGCATCCAAGAGATCAAGTATTACCAAAATGAAATTAGCAATGTTGAGAGCTGGACTCTCGCTGCTGAGGTTGGCGTCCGGCATGCAGGGGAGCAGCCAGTCTGGGACGTGATGGCACATCTCGCTCGAGTGGAGCGAAATCACCTATTAGCGAAGGGCCAAACTACGGTTGAACTGGAGCTGCGGAGAATTGAAGAGCGTGAAGCCGCTGCGCAACTCGCATCGGGAACATCTATCTTGAAACGGACTTTAAAGCGCGCTAAGCCTCGAAGCACAGGCGCAAACGAAACAAGCAGCAATTGACCGAGCCGCGTAGCGAAAGCGGAAGCTAACCTCCGCGAGTAGCATCCGGACAGTGGTTAGGCCACCGTTTATCTTCCGCAAGCATTGCTCCATCCAGTTGGTGCGCAGGTCGCTTCCGAAGGCTTCTCCCACCGCATTCTCTTCACGCCGCTCTGATGCCGTAGGGCAGTCGCACATCGAAAAATTCAATCCATGTCAATCTGCTTTGTCCACGGGCATGCAACCGATAGCATTTATCGATGTAGATCCGACTCCAGCACTGTCTAGACATGAGCTGTTTGGGGCGTTCATCGTCCCGGTTTGTTATATATCTCCAGTTGCTGCTAGTCAGAAGCTGTCGAGAAATTTCAGCCGGTGCCCATCAAGCCGTTGCGTTAAATGCAAGGATAGGGGGCTCGCATCCCGTCCCCGGGGCCCCTGCCGGGTCTTTGCGCGTAAGGGGGATTCGAACCCCCGACTCCCGCTAGATATCACGCCCCGGTAGGGGGGTAATGATAATAAAGAGGGGGGGGGCGCCATGATCGGGTATCAAACGAACCTGGGCGCTGCGCCGAATCTTTACCTCGATGTCGCTCGGCAGCAGGAATTCGCAACGGCGATTGCCCTGACGAAGACGGCGCGCCTGGTTGCCGACGCGATCAAGGCGGACATGCAGCGGGTGTTCGATCGGCCCACTCCGTACGCGCTCGGTGCGCTGCGCGTGCGCGCCGCCAAGCGCGGTGACCTGACGGCCTACGTCGATTTCCGAGACGGGGCAGGCAAGGGCATCGCCGCCGACAAGTTCCTCGGCCCGCAAGTGTTTGGCGGCGGCCGGAATCGGAAGCGATCGGAAAGCGCGCTGGTTCGCGTGGGCCTGCTGCCTGGTCAGTTCACCGTGCCGGGCGGCGGTGCTGAGCTCGACGCTTACGGCAACATGTCCCGCGGCTTCACCGTGAAGCTGCTGTCGAACCTCTCAGCCTTCGGCGAGGAAGGCTACCGAGCAAATGCCACCGATCGCAGCCGGGCGCGAACGGCGCGGGTGGGCAAGTCGGAGCAGGGATACAAGAAGATCAACGGCAAGATTTACTTCGTGTCGAAGGGGCCCGGCAGCCAGGTCCGTGGCCGCCAGCAGCATCTGGCAGCCGGCGTCTGGTCGAAGACCGGCACGCACGGCGCCGACGTGAAGCCGGTCCTGGTGTTCACCGACGCCCCGAAGTACACGCCGCGCCTCCCGTTCTACGAGACGGCAGAAGAAGTTTTCCACAACTCGTTTGGCGACGAGTTCACCACCGCGCTGGACGCGGCAATGGCGACAGCGCGATGAAAGGACTCAAGGACAGCAGACCCGAGGTCTTCGAGGTCGACGTGCCAATGACACAGGCGAAGTTCGGCCGCTTGGTCGGCGTCAGCCAGTCCGCGGTGTCAGACATGCAGGCTCGCGGTGTTCTGCCCGCCGAGGGCATTGGCCATGCCTGGGTGTTGGCGTACTGCGAGCACCTGCGCGAGATCGCCGCTGGCCGCATGTCGGAAACAGGTGATGACGGCCTGACTGCAGAACGAACGCGCCTGACGAAAGAGCAGGCCGACGCACAGGAGATGAAGAACGCGGTGACGCGCGGCGAACTGGCGCCGGTGGCGGTGCTCGAGGACGTGCTGACGACGGCGGCCGGGAAGGTTGCGGCTGTGTTCGATGCCATTCCAGCGCGCAATCCTTGCATGCGTCGGCTAAACGAAGATCCTGCTGGCCGGCATCTGCAACTTCGCTGA